TCCGGTTCGCCCACCAGCCTGACGGCCCCGATCACACCGTCCAGTCGGTCGGCTGGAACGGCATGCTGACGCTGCGCGACATGACGGGCGAGTTCGCGCCGCACCTCTTCGTCGCCGTCGCCGTCGCCGTCGCCGTCGAGAACGCAGAGAAGATCGCCGGCCTCGACGCCAATATCTCAGGCTGGCGCGACATGAGGCACGACAACGGCAAGCCGGTGTTCGCCGCCGACGGCACCATGCTCGACGAGCACGGCAACCGCTCGATCTTCGACGACGTCGACGAATAATTTCACCACCAACCAGGAGCACACCAGCATGGATGCCAGCAAGACTACCGACCTCCCGGAGATGACGCCGCCGACCAAGGAATCCTCGCAGATCGCGAAGGTCGGCCACCGCGACGGCCACCTCTATGTCACCTTCAAGAGCTTCCGGCCCGGCGCGCCCGAGTCGACCTATCGCTATGCGCCGAAGGACGGCGCGCTGCCGCACGAGCACCACCATGCGCAGATCCTGGCGGCGGAGAGCGCCGGCGGCTATGTCAACGCTCACGTCAAGAAGGCCGGCTACACCTACGAGAAGCTCTCGTAGCTGGCGGCACACCATCCCGAAGCCCCGTTGCAACCCGAGGACACCATGGACACCATCGACAAAGCCGCCCTGCCGGCCGAGCGCGGCAGCAACCACGTTCCGTTAATCCAGCTCGAGACCGGGCGCCCGATGCCGATGGCGCTCCGCCTCTGGCTCGACGAATCGTTCTTCAACCACGCCAGCCGCATCGCCAAGCAGATATCGCAGGCCAACGGCTTCACGCCGAAGCATCTCCTCGGCAATGTCGCCGCCTGTTTCGCTGTCGTCGAGAAATCGCTGGTCTGGGGCTTATCGCCGAGCGCCGTCGCCGCCTCGACCTATTCGACGCCTGGCGGCACGATCGGCTACGAGGGCAAACTTGTGCAGGCGGTGCTCGAGGCCAGCGGCAAGTTCGAGGGCGGCATCAGGTTCGAGCTCTACGGCAGCGTCGTCCTCAAATTCAAGGACGGCCTCGAGAAGACCTATCGCACCAACGATCCTGCGCTGACCGAGGCGCGCAAGGCCGAAGGCGTCACGATCACGCGGCAATACGACTGGGACAACGTCAAGGGCAAGTTCGAGGTCAGAAAAAGCAAAAGCGGCAACGATTACGTCGCGCCGACATGGACGCAGGCCGACACCAAGGGTCTCGGCATCACGGTCAGCGGCAAGATCAAGGACGAGGTCGAGCCCCGTGTCCTGCATTTCGATCTTGCGCAGGCCTGGCCGCGGAACTCCACCCTTTGGGCGACGGCACCGGACCGCCAGATCCAGTACACCGCCGTCCGCGCCTTCGGTAATGTTGCCGTGCCGGCGCTGCTGATGGGCATGCCTGGCGAGGACGACGACTATCAGCCGATCGGATTCGAGCACGCCAAGAATGTGACGCCCCGCAAGCCGGAGCGCACCGACTACGACGCCGGCAAGCCGGCCGCCGCAGCGGAAACCGGCGGCGCGACGATCACCGACGTCGAGGAGTTCACCATCCTGACCGAGAAAGGCGAGCTGACGTTCAATGATCCGATGGACGCACATGACGCCTTCGTAGATGCCATGAAGGAGAGCGGCACCGAGGCTCAGCTCGAGGGTATCTGGAGCGACAACGCCGAGGCCATGACGCAGCTGACCGAGGCGGCCGAAGGGATCGGCAGCAGCCTGCGCACCGTACATGACAACTGCCTCAAGAAATTCGACGACGCCAACCGCCAACGCGTCGCCGAGCAGGAGCGCCAGCAGCAGGAGGCCCGCGCCAACGCGGTCGCCGAGGCCGGCGGTCACGTCGACAGCGAGACCGGCGAGGTGCTGGGCGAAGGCGAAGGCGAAGGCGAAGGTTCCCAGGGCGACGGATTCCCTGGCGATCAGGGCGACGATTCCGGGCCGCAGGATGATGCCAGCGAGACCGGCAACGCCTACGGCACGGCGACGACAGCACCGACGCCATCTCACACCCCGGCACCGGCACCGGCACCGGCAAAGGCTACCGAGAAGCCGGCCGCAGCAGCGGCGAAACCTCGCGACGACGAGTTCTTCAAGCGCGCCGAATACATCATCGAGCCGCTCCGCGATGCCGCCGGCAAAGCCAATTGGCAGCGCTGGAATACCTGGATGATATCGGCCGCAAAGGACTGCAAGAACCTCGACGAGATCGGCAAGTTGCGCGACGACAACGCCACCCTCTGGAAGGAGTTCGAGGCGGGCGGCCCTGCCTACAAGCGGTCGGCTGACAACCTCCGCCAGCAGTTCGTCGACTGCGAGAAGGCGATCACCAAGGGCAAGTAGCGGCGGCGCGCGCTCGGCATCGGCCGGGCGCGCCTGCATCGGGGGATTCCAGTGAAGCACAACGGCGATCAGATCGACCTCTTTCTGCCGGATGGCGGCCCCAAGATGCCAACGCTGGCCGATGGCGAGCCTGTCCCGGCCGGGCCGTACCGTCTTTCCATGTTGTGGAGCCACGGCCCCGGCGAAGGCACCGGCCGCTACATGCGGCCCTACAAGATCGTCGCCGGCAACGAGCAGACCATCGCCGGCCATATCGACAACCTCGCGACAGCGCTCCGCATCCGCGATCTCCTCAACGAGCACGGGCCCGGTGCATCAGGGCAAGGAGACCTGACATCATGAGCGACGAGATCCGCGACCACGTTATCCGCACCGTCACGATCGAACTCATCGAGCGCGTTACCTCGGATGGCCAAGTCATTTCCCAATGCCTGTTCAACATACAGGAAGGTGACGGAATCGCCGATCACCTCGCCTTCGACGAAATGCTCGGGCAGATCGTCAGCATGCTCTATTCCGGCCCACTCATGAAGCCGCGCTTCCGGATGCTGACGGCAGCGGAGCGGGCCGAAGAAGAAGCGCAGCGGGAACGTCGGCGCGCTGACCGCGACGGAGAGGCCAAGGGGCCGAGTGCAACCGACCACGAAGGCGATGGCCATGGATGAAGCGACATTCCGCAGCGGCAAGCAGCCCGACGGGACGCCGATCGCGCACGGCCAGCCGCTAACCGAGCGCAACCTCCGCGTCGCGATCGCCGCGCTGCGCGCGAACAACGAAATCCTGCGCGCCGGCATCGCGGAGATCAAACGTATCCACGACTGGCGGGTCACCGGGCTGCTGGAAGCCAACAACGTCTTGCTCGAGCGCGCCCGTGCGGCCGAGCGGAAACTGAGGGAGAACGGACTTGGGCGATAAGACCGGTATCCAGTGGACCGACGCGACGTGGAATCCGACGGTCGGATGTTCCGTCCTGTCGCCAGGATGTAAGCGCTGCTATGCGATGCGGATGGCGGCGCGGATCGAGGCGATGGGCGGTGTCGGCGGCGCGCGCTATGCCGGGTTGACGATCCCGACGAAGGCCGGGCCGATCTGGAACGGCACGGTCCGGCTGGCCGAGGATGCGCTATCGCTGCCGCTGCGCTGGACGAAGCCGCGCATGATCTTCGTCAACAGCATGTCGGACCTATTCCACGAATCGCTGCCCGACGAGGCGATCGACCGCGTCTTTGCCGTCATGGCGCTGGCGCCGCAGCACACGTTTCAAATCCTGACGAAGCGCGCCGAGCGCATGCGCGACTACGTCGAGACGATGGAGCGATGCTTTCACGGTTCGCCGGAAACCTTCGCCCGCCGATGGGGTCAAGCTGCTGTCGACGTGACCTATTCGCCGTGCGCCGCCGGCGCGATCGAGGACGTCGCGTTCCCGCTGCCGAACGTCTGGCTCGGCGTCAGCGTCGAGGATCAGCCGAACGCCGACGAGCGCATCCCCGATCTGCTCGCGACGCCGGCAGCGGTGCGTTTCCTCTCGTGCGAGCCGCTGCTCGGGCCGGTCGATCTGACGCGGTGGACTGCCAATCTATGCCCGAACTGCCTGCATCCCGAATGCAGCCCCACTCTTAGGGCCGACAGCGCAGAAGTGTTCAGCCGCTGCGGTTCTTTCGTGATGGAGACGCCGCGCTCGCTAATCGATTGGGTCATCGTCGGCGGCGAGAGTGGCCCGGGCGCGCGGCCTATGCACCCCGATTGGGCGCGGTCATTGCGCGATCGGTGTGCCGCTGCGGAGGTGCCGTTCTTCTTCAAGCAATGGGGTGAATGGGCTCCCGGCGAGGCATTCGGCGCTATCGAAGATGGTCCAGTGATGACGCGCACCGGCGACGTACGAGACTGGATGAAGCGATACGTCATCTGCGCCGACCGAGCTGACCGTCTCGACGGCCACAGCTTCACCGAACATGCGACCGACTTAGTTTATCGCGTTGGCAAGCATCGCGCCGGCCGGCTGCTCGACGGCGTCGAGCACAACGGAGCTCCGACATGAGCCGCCGCGTCTTCTTCGCCGTGCGCTGGCAGAACGGTGCTTTGACACCGATGCTGTTCCACGACGAGTTCAATCCGACGAAGGAGGAGCGCGCTACGATGTACTACGCCTGCGAGCTGCCGCCGTCATGGTGCCAGATGCAGCTGCCTGCGCTCGCCGTCGCCTACAACCTGCACGCCGCCGCTGGCACACTGCCGCCATCGGCCTTGAGGAGGAAGTGATGACCGAAGAACGCGACGAAGCGATGCGCCGGCAGGAGGCCACCGAGGCCATGATCCGAATGCGCGATCCGGCGCGCATCGTTCGGTCGACATTACCCATCGAGTCCCCGTCCCAGGAATGGATAGAGAGGGCCTTCAGCTTCTACGAGCGACTTGGCTATAAGGCGATTGGCCAGCCCTCGCAAATGATGCTCGCAAGCGAGTTCTCCTCCATCTACGAGGCCGGGATCGAGGCCGGGGTGAAAAGGGAGAGGGAGCGCCTAGCTGGCCCGCTTATTTCAGCCCGCATGGCGCTGGAGGCGATCGCTGCCGAGGCCATCCTGTCGGGACCGTGCAAGGAGGCTCTCGACGTCGCGTTGGCGCAAATCGACGCCCTCACCCCATCACCAACCGAAGGAGAGCGGTCTTGAAACGCCCGTCTCGCCGGCAACGGTTGCGCCGCGATCCGTGCAACCAGCCTTGGCACAAACTCGTCGCCTGGGCGAAGCGCAACAAGCAGGTCGAAGCGGTCTGCACGCCGACGTCGCTGCTCAAACTCATACCACGGGTGATCTGGAAAGACCGATCGCCGGAGGCAATCCGCCGCACCACGTCGAACTCGATCGATCGCCGCGCACGATACCGCGAGTTCTTCAAGACCGAACGGTACGACGACGGCGTAACGCACAGCACGATGAACCGCCGCATCGCCAAGCCCCTCACCCCGGAAGGAACGGAATGATGAGCCAGGATCTCAATGCCGAGCTTTCGGCCGACGCCGCTGGGCTACGCCTGTGCCGGATTTCCGGCGAACGCCTAATTCTCTGCGAACCCGTCCTATTCACCGGCCGCCGAGCCGCAGTCGAGGTAACGTTGCGCCGCGCGAGAATTTCCGGCCGTGTCGAGTTCAACGGCGAGATCAAGAACCATTTCGCCGACGTGATGGACGTCGAAGGCTCCATTGTCGACACCGTCGCGCTTGACGCCAAATCCTACGGCGCGCTCAAGAACCATTGGATGCGATGCAAGGTCGAGAACGATGGACGCGAATAGCACCCCCACCGATCTCCTCGCCAAGCTGGAAGATGCGGTCGCTCGGTACAAGGCCATGACGCCGGCCGAAAAAGAGGCAATGCACGAGGCGCAGAGGAACAGTTGGATTAGGGGTGAACTCGGCATGGGATCAGATGCCGACGAAGCCGCGTATACCCACGCCCTGGCGCGCAACGACTTCAAGCGGCTGGCTGAACTCAATGCCGAAGCCGATGCACGAGTAGCAGCCTTCGACGCCTCCCTTCGGGCTCGGGCGCTGATGGGAGGGAAGCCTTGACCGACCTCTTCGACATCATCCGCCGCAGCCGGGAGGCAGCGGCAGCCGATCGCAAATGGACGACGGCACCGCCGCGCGATGCGTTGCTCGACGAGCTCGCCGCCGCGTTGGAACAGACCATCCGGGAGCGCGACGGCTACATGGTGGAACGCGCCCAGCAGCACGGCGCCGCCAACCGCTACCGCGCCCGCTGGCTCGAGGAGAAGGAACGCGCCGATCGCGCCGAGGCCGCGCTGGCGCAGCAGCAAGACAGGAGAGTCGCATGACGGATATCAGGATTCTCAGCATCCGCGCGCCATGGTGGTTTTACATATTGCACCGCGGAAAACGGATCGAAAATCGCGACTGGCACACTGACTTCCGCGGGCCGATCCTGATCCACGCCAGCAGCTGGTTCGACGCCGACGAGATCATGCTCGACTCGCGGGCGGCGCGCGACATGCAGGATGAAGCCGGCTTCGTCAGCACGACCTCGATCACTCTCGGCGAGATCCGCAAGCTGGGCGGCCACATCGTCGGCCGCGCCGAGATCGTCGATTGCGTCGACCACCATCCGAGCCCCTGGTTCATGGGGCGGTACGGGATCGTGCTGAAGGATGCGCGACCGCTCGCCGATCCGATCCCGCACAAAGGCATGCTCGGCCTGCAGCACGCACCGCAGGACATCATCGACAGGATCGGAGCATGACGACGCCAATCCGCATCCAGCGCAGCCGCGCGAAGGGCTCGCGCCTCGTCTCGCCGAACGGGCTTCCGATCATTTGCGTCTCGCGCGGGACGCGCCTCGGGAACCCCTTCATCGTCGGCCAACCCTGCGGCATCTTTGCCGATTCTGGCGAGGTTCTGATCCCGGCTCTGTCGCGCGAGCAATGCGTCGAGTTCTACCTGAACTTGGCCGATGGCCATCTGATCCCGGAGATGTATCCGACGGGCCACGACTTCATGCGCCGCTGGCGAGAGCGCATCAAGGGCATGTCGATCGCCGAGTACGTCCGGGTCCATCACCGAGGCCATAACGTCGCCTGCTGGTGCGGGATCGACGACTTGTGTCACGGCGACGTGCTGCTCACGCTCGCAAACTCGGCGGCACCATGACCCGCATCATCGTGTGCGAGGCATGCCTCGGCGATCGCGGCCACGACGTCCCCTACGACATCGACCGCGTGAACGGTGCCCTGATCGAGCGGTGGGTGCCCTGCCGCGCCTGCGACGAAACCGGCGAGGTCGAGGTCGATGACGAGCCGATCGGCATGGAGGATCTCGACGCATGAAGCGCCCGCATCGGCCGATCACGGCCCCGATCTGCCCCTATTGCAGCCACGCCGCCGTGCTGCTCACCGACAGCTCGGAGGTCTACCACGGCCGCGACTTCGGCCCGGTCTGGATCTGCCGCCCCTGCGGCGCCTGGGTCGGTACCCACAAGAACAGCCTTGCCTACGCGCCGCTGGGACGCCTGGCCAACACCGAGCTCCGCGCCGCCAAGGCCGCGGCACATGCCGTCTTCGATCCGCTGTGGCGCATCAAGATGAACCGAACCCCTGGCTGCACGAAATCGGCGGCGCGCGAGCTCGCCTACAGCTGGCTCGCCGGCGAGATGGGTATCCGTCGCAGCAGTTGCCACATCGGTATGATGGACATCGAGCAGTGCCGCCGCGTCGTCGATATCTGCGGCGCGATCGGAAAGAAGGCCAAGGCCGAGGAGGCAGCATGACACGGGAAAGCATCGTCCTGCGCAACGCGATAGAGCGTCCCGGCTACAGCCCGTATTGCATGCGGTGCCCCGGCCTCGTCCGGATGCGACAAGTCGGGCACATGCACTGGCGCTGCACCTGCGGCGCCGAGCACGACGAGCGCGCCTGCCGCAGCATCATTGACGCCTTCGCGCAGCCGCCGATCACCATCGACCTGACGATCGACGTTCTCTACACCTGCCATACCTGCGGCCTCCGTAAGGCATCGGCACCGGTTCCAGCGCGCGGTACCGAGGACGTCATTCAGTGGCTCGAGAAGGTCGCGATGCCACTGGTCGGCGCTGACCACAAGCGCCGGAGCTTCCTATGCCGTTCGCCCAACCTCGACGTGATGATTCCGGTCTCCGGCGCCGGTCGCGTCGGTGAGGCATCGAGTAACTGAAATGACCGAGCAATCCACCTTCCGCGAGCGTCTCGTCCGCGAACTCGGCGGCAGTCTCACGCTTTGCGTCTGCATGCAGAATCCGAGCAAGGCCGAGGCCGACGATCCGACGATGAACGACCCGACGATCCACCGCCTCTGCGGCTTCACGACGCGGCTCGGCTTCGGCCGGCTCGTCGTCGTCAACACCTACCTGTACCGGGCAACCGATCCGCTCGAGCTGTACCGCTGGCTCTTCGACCTCCGCATGATCGAGCGCGAGACGCACCGCGCCGCAGCATTGGCGGTCGCACTCGCGGAGGCCATGGACGCTGACCTCTTCGTCGCGGCGTGGGGCAACGGCTCTCCGGACGACCGTTGGCCCCTCACCTTCGCAGACACGCTCCAGCAGGCTGGAATCGACCTCTATGCGTTCGGGCTGACGCGCGCCGGCGCGCCGAAGCATCCGCTCGCCCGCGGCAAGGAACGCATCCCCGACGACACGAAACCAACCCTCTGGAAAAAAGGTATGGCATGACGCCGCGCTATCAGCTCGAGGCGCGGATCTTCCGCAAGATGCGCGGTCGCCGCTGGACATGGCGGCGCTGGTGGATCCGGGCCGGTGCGATCGCGGTGTGCTCCGCCGCAGTCAGCCGCAAGATGCACCTGCAGGCCGATGCTGCCCGCGAACTCGAGAACGCCAGATATTGCCGGCGCATGGCCGCGTTCTACGACCGTCAGCGCCCGATCAAGGAATAGCGGGTCGGACGTGAAGCGACGCACGATAGATGACTGGGAGATCGGCACGTTCTTTGGTGCACGCGTCGTCCGCGGCTGGGTCGACGACCGGCAGCTGACGGCCCTCTTCCGATACTGGTCCGCCGGCCGATTCGGCGTGTCCTGGGGCGCCAAAGGCACCGAGGAAGTCCTGATCGTCGGCGTCGCCGCAATCACCGCGTTTGATGATCTACCGGAGCAAGAGAGCCATGAAGCCAATCGTCAGAATCAAGTTCGGGTCGCACCTCTATGGCACGGCCACCCCGCAGTCCGATATCGACCTGAAAGGCGTATTCCTTCCGAGCGCGCGGGATATCTTGTTGCAACGCGTCAAGGGCTCGGTTTCTACGAAACGCGCGAAGGCTGAAGGCGAGAAGAATTTCGCCGGCGAGATCGACGAGGAGAGCTACAGCCTGCAGCGCTTCCTCGGCCTCGTCGCCGAGGGGCAGACGGTCGCGCTCGACATGCTGTTCGCGCCAGACTGGGCGCTCGAGGCGGTGCCGGCGCGGGAATGGCTGGCGATCCGCGCGGCGACGCCGCGGCTGCTCACCAGGAAGTCGGCATCCTTCATCGGCTACTGTCGCCAGCAGGCCAACAAATACGGCATCAAGGGTTCCCGCGTCGCAGCCGCGCGCAAGGCACTCGATTTCCTAACCGCAGCGTTGGAAGAGCATGGCACCGTGGTGAAGCTCGGCGTCGTCGGCGATGCCGTGAGTGCCATGGCGGCCGAGACCGAGCACATGGCGATGATCGATGTCCCGCAGGTCAGCGGCGCCACCATCCCGCACCTCGATGTCTGCGGCCGCAAGATGCCCTTCACGGCGACGATCAAGCTCGCCCACGGCATCATGGAAGCGCTGGTCCGGGAATACGGTCACCGCGCGCTCAAGGCCGAGGCGCAGCAGGGCGTCGACTGGAAGGCCCTGTCGCATGCCGTTCGCGTCGGGCGCCAGGCGATCGAGCTGCTGACGACGGCGCGCGTCACCTTCCCGCTGCCCGATGCGGCGCACATTCTCGATATCAAGCTGGGCCGGATACCGTACCAGGAGGTCGCCGCCGATATCGAGCAGCTGCTGGTCGATGTCGAGGCGGCTGCCGAGCGCTCGAGCCTGCCCGATGAGCCAGACCATGCATGGATCGCCGACTTCGTGGCGGAGGCACACCGCAAGGTCGTGCTCGCTTAACGATCCGCTAACCATCTCCGCTCTAAAGATCGTCCTCCCTCAACCCCGTGAGCAACCCAAGATGGCACGCAAAGTCTCCATGGAGCGCATCACGGCATCGCGGGCCGCAATGATCTGCGGCGTCGACCGCCGGACCTTCTACGGCTGGCTGAAGCGTGGCATCGTCCCTGGCGCAGCGAAGCTCGGCGACTGCTGGCGCATCGACGAGAAGAAGCTGCGGCAATGGATCGATGATCGGGAGAGCATGGCATGCCAGACAATCTCTATCGGCGTGGTGAAACTTGGTGGGCACGCATCCAAGTTCACGGGAAGGACGTTCGACGCAGCCTACGAACGGCTGTTCTCGCGGAAGCAAAAAAGCGCCTGAAAGCGATGCTCGGCGAGGTCGAGCATTTTCGCTACCACGGTGAGGAGCGCCATTCCTGGCAGGACGCCGTCAAGGGCTGGGCAGAGAACGCCAGCGACCATCTCGGCACCAGCACGATCCAGCGCTACCTCGTCTCGCTCGGACAGTGCAGGACGATCCTCGACGACATGCACGTCGACGAGATCACCAAGAAGACCATGGGCCAGATCGCCGGCCGCGCCGGCATCACCAACGCGACGCGGCGCCGCGACCTGACCGCCGTATCGTCGGTCATCGAATGGACCGTCGCCAAGGGTTGGCGCGACGACAACCCAGCTCGAGAGCGGAGCCGGTCTTCGATCAAGGAGCGGCGCGATCCGATCGCGCTGCCGGAGCCCGAGCACATCGCCATGGTCGTCGCCAACGCACCAGGGAACTTCGCCAAGATGATCTTGACCGCCCAGTTCACCGGCATGCGCGAGGAGGAGATCGCCAGCCTGGAACGGCCGCAGACGAACCTGAAGCGCCGCGCCATCGATCTCACGAAAACGAAGACACGGCGACCGCGCTCGGTACCGCTCGACGATCGAGCCGTCGGCACAATTGCCGGCACAGTCCCGCACATCAAATCGCGGTACGTCTTCTGGCACGGCAAGGGCGAACGCTACGCCAACGTCTCGAGCCGATTCGCCGCGATCGTCAGACGCGTCGCAGCCAAGGCAATCAAGGACGGGAAGGACTTCCGGCGCTTCAAATTCCACGATCTGCGCCACTGGTATGCCGTCGATTATCTCCGCCGCGGCGGCTCGATCTACGACTGCCAGCAGATCCTCGGGCACGAGTCGATCAAGACGACGGAGGTCTATCTCCGCTACCTGACGCCGGCCGAGCAGCAAATCGCGAAGCGCATCGGATCGGATGCCATGCCTGGCACGTTTGTCGGCACAGAGGCGGCGGTTTCTCAGGCCGATTGAACACGCCAGAGGCGCATTCAACCGATAAATATGCTTAGGAACAATGGGTTGGCGGAGGGGATGAGATTCGAACTCACGATACCGGTTTCCCAGTATAACGGTTTAGCAAACCATACACACCACTGCTAAGGAAGCCGCAGGAAGCCTAAGGAATGGCGGTTTTCTGCGGCTTTCAGAGCGTGGATAGGGTATGATTGCTGTCTTGGCGACGCGGTTCCCTAGCGCACAGAAGCCGGCACATCCGATCGCGCGACGAGCCTTTTTTCAATTCGAGCAGAGCGGGATTTATAGATGGCGTTGAACGAATTCGAGAATGGGCTTCCGCTCCGCGAAGATCGGTGGTCTGTCGCCGCCGTGGCGGAGGCTGCGGCCAAGCATCTTGCATCCATCGCACCCGTCGTCGATGAGTCTGACGAGGCCGAGGTACCCGTCGTCCGCGTCCCGCAGGCACCATCAAGCCCGGACGATACCTTCATCTACGTGATAGAATCCTCTGGCTTGGTGAAGATCTGAATCGCCTCCAACCTCTATCTCAGGTTCAGCAATCTCAGGGTCGACAACCCGCACGGCGCGATCCTCGTGCTGCATCGTCAGATCACAAGGGTGGCGGCAAAGCACATCGAGCCGCTCCTGCACGTCGCGCTGGCGCGGTATCGCCGATCAGGAGAATGGTTCGATATCACCCCAGAGGTCGCCTGCCGCGCCGTGGAGATTATGCTGTCCGCCATATCGGAAATCGCCGCTCTGCAGGAATAGAAAAAGGGCGGCGACCCTTCGGCCGCCGCCCGTCGCACCCCTTGCGATCGTCAGATCTGAGGCTGCTCGCCGCTCGCGCCCTGGTTGACCAGCGCCTGCTGCGCCGCCGACTGCTTGGCCGCATCGAGCGCCTTCTCCGCGTCCGTCAGCGGCACCGGCGGCTGCTCGCCACTCTGATCCCCAGCCGCCTGGTTGAGCGCAGCCTGCTCAGCCACTGCGGCGGCGGCTGCCCGCTGCTCGTCCGTCAGCGGCTCCGGTGCCTGCGGCGCCGGCTGCTCGACTGGTGCCAGCGGCGCGGCCGGCCCCGGAACGCCGCTGCCGGCACCCGCCGGCACTTCCTCGATCGCCGTGCTGGTCGGCGCGCTCGCCGCCTGCATCGCCGCATCCTGGTCGACCGGCGTCTGCGGCGTGACGGCGATCGCATCGCCTTCCGGGTTCAGCACGAAAAAATGGATGTGCCGGTCGAGCGTCACCTCGCCCTCCGTCGCCAGCACGACATCGATCTCGACCTCGACGGCGTAGTGACCGAAGGCGAGGTTGAACGCCGGCACGAAATCCAACGCGAAGCGGCCAGGCCCTTCCGTCGGCGCAGGCACCAGCACGGCCGATACCTCCGTCACGCCGTCGATCGACAGCCGCGGGACGCCATAGGAGAGGATCTCGACCTCGGGCGGCAGGTCGACGTTGAAGGCGACGACGAGATGCTGGTTGTTGTTCAGCGTGTTCAGCGTGTGATGCGGCTGTTTCATGGTGACCTCTCTTGCGGGAAAAACGTTTGTCAGGCGGCGAGCGCCGTCAGCGCCGCGAGCACCGCCGGAATCTTGTGCTTCGTCACGATGTCCATGCCGTCCGGCACGGTCAGCAGGATCGGGTCGTTGATGTGCGACCAGTCGCAGAGATGCGGTAGCTGCAAGCCTTCCGGCACCCTGGTAACGAGATCGCGTCCGGCGGCGTTCACCGTGCAGGTCCAGGCGAAATCGATGTCGGAGAGATAGTCGCGCAGCGCGAAGCCACCGACCTGCGGCGGCTCGTAGGCGCGCACCGCCAGAGGCGGATGGCCGCGGCGTTTAAACTCGGCAGCCTCGAGCGTGACCTCGCCGCCGCCCTTGCTGTGCCCATCCAGCATATAGGGCGGCCAGCCGAGCCCCGCCAGATAGGCCTCGATGTCGTCGACGACGGAAAGGACGTCGCGCAGCATCCCGGCATGGACGTAGCCGTAGGCGCCACCCGGCGACAGCACCGGACAGGCATCGAAGTCGATCAGCCATTCCGGCAGCGACGACCGGTCGATCCAATCCGTCGTGCCTTCGTGCGAGATGACGTGGACGCCATCGATCAGCGAGAGGTAGACATGGACGCGGTTGTCGCGCCCATGCCACTGCTGCACCGCATTCGGCTGATAGGTGCCGGCCGCCGCCTCGGCGAGGCGCAGCGTCAGATCGGCGGTCACTGTGCTAATTCGTGACCGGTGCAGTCGCCACGGCCGCGACCGTCGGGTTCGCCGTCACCAGCGCCGACTTGATCTGCGGGATCGCCGCGACGACCTGGAGCACCGCGTTGACGACCTGCGGCGCCGCCGGCTGCGTCGGATCGGCGTTGTCGATCCGCTTGCAGGAAAGGTTGACGCCGATCATGACGCCCTGCTCGGCCGCCCCGACGGCGGGATCGATGTTGCCGACCACCGCCCCGACCGTCGCGACATTCTGGAAGAGCCCGTTGGCCTCCGAGACGTAGCCGCAGGCGGACTTGCCGACCGCGATCGAATCGGTCAGCGCGTTGGCGTTGAATGCCGCGATGTCGGCCTGCGCCTTGGTGTTGAACGCGGCGACCTGCTGGGCGAAGGTCATCGTGTCGGCCGAGGCGGTTGGCGTGGTGCCGCCGACGCAGGCGGCGAGCGCGAACAGCGCCGTGGCACCGAGCAGATTGAGTAGATTACGCATGGTGGTTCCTTCCTGGTTGCGACCGGATGGCACCGGTCATTCGGTGATGGTGACCGGCTTGACCTCGATCTGGTGCGTCGTCACCGGATGCGATCCGCCCTTGATGGCGTGATGGCCGCTGGCGCTGACCGAGATCATCTTGTCCGAGCTGCCGTCGCCCTCTTCCGGCAGCGCGCGGATCGCCGAGACGACGATGTCGACGACGCAGCGGTCGACGTTCGGATATTTGCCCTGCACCTCGACGAGCTCGATGGCGCGTTCCTTGGTGCGGGCGATGAAGCTGAACGAGTACGACATGGCGGTCTCCCTGGCTCGGAAATCAGATCGCCGGTGCTGCCGCCGCCGCAGTGGCGGGCACCGGCGCTGCCGCCTGCAGCTGTGCAGGTGGCGGGGCCGCAATGTTTTGCGGCGGCATGACGGCGGCATCTTGGGGAGGCGCACTCAACCCGACGACATCTCGCGTGAACTGTTGGACGGCGGACTCCTGCGCCGGCAGCGCCGCCGCTACCTTGGCGATGTCCTGCGCCGCAGTCGCCAGCACCGGCTTGATCCCGCCCAAGACGGTGCCCGGCAGAATGGATCTCTGCCGGTCGGGCGGCATCGTCGCCACGGTCGCCGCAACCCGCCGAGAAACCTCCGCGTAGATCTCATTCGCCTGCGCCGGCGTCAGCCCGGTCGTCTTCTCGACGGCATCCGCCACCTTGACCGCGATCGGCGTCTTGGTGAGCAGCCGGAGGATGACGTTGAGCATGCTCCATGCGATGACGGCGATCGTCAGCCAGTGCTGTGCCTGCGGCGGGAGATCGGTGAACTGGACGGTGCCGCCGGCGGCGATGGTCATGACGGCATTGACGATGATGGTCCGGTAGCCCTGCACGAGACACTCCCTCGTGAAGCGGCCAGCCAGCCCTACGCCAGCATCATGCCGCGAAGAAAGTCTGCCTCGTTATACCTCCGCGTTTTGTACGCGTCGCCAAAATTCTCCAACTCAGCGATGACGGCGCCCCAATCCTGCGCAACCGCCGCGCGCCAGAACCGCGGGCAAGCCTTGGCGAGGCTCCCATACTGGTGCGCGACGCTGCAGATCACCGTCGCCGGCTCATCGGGCAACTGGTCGAAGACGACGGCACCGGCCGCGATCGCCGCATCGTAGTCGTGCGCCAGCACCGGCAGGTTGGCGGCGTGGACGGCATCGCTCAGCTGCCGCGCCTGGTCGGCGGTCAGCACCAGCGGGATCCGCGCCAGGAATGCCGCAGCCGCGTCGCCGGTGACGCCGGCATACGGCGACAGCAGCCGATCCAACGCCGGGTCGAGCTTCAGCTTGGCGAGATCCGAGACATTGCGCTGGCCGAGGTCGACGCCGTCGGCTATCGAGACGCCGCTGTGCCCGGCAACGGTGCCATCGGCGCCGCGCGGCACGTAGCCCCTCAGATTCAAGCCACCCTCGAGCCCGACGATGAATTTCCAGAGGATCATCGGCGCTCTCCTTGGTTGATCTGGCCCTCGAGCCTGGCGATGTGCTCGGCGAAGCGCGCGATGTAGCCGCCCTGCACCTGGTTGATGGCTTCGATATCGGTGATGCGGCGGTCGCGGGCGGCGGCATCGGCATTCGAGACCTCGATCTTGGTGTTGAGGCCGTTGATCGATGTCAGGATGGTCTTGACGTCGCTTCGCGTGCTTTGAAACTCGTCGTAGGCGGCCTGCCCGACCCACCACGACAACGGCAGGAAGACGATGCCCATCACGGCGAAGGTCAACATCGCCCCGCGCGACAGCGCCGTCGCCTTCGGGTTGTTGAAGATCTTCGCGAGGAGTTCCCACATCGGACGGCATCCCCGGCAGCGGCCGCGAGCTCCGCGGTGGCCTGCCTATGAAATTCGCCCGGGCGGCGCGCCCGTCACTGTCACCGCGAAGATACCAACGGTTGCTTATCGTTACAATGGATTTGGAACAGTCGACTGAACGTCAGGCGTTCATTGCGGCGGCACGAACGGGCTGCCCATGATCGCCGCCTTGGCGCCCTTTGGTGCATGCTTCAGCGCCGCCGCCTGCGCGTTTTCCCGCGCCATGATCTGCGCCTCGATCGCCTTTGGCGTGATGTGCTGATCCGGATTTGCCTTGAGAAGGGCAGCCAAACTATCTTTCGCCGCCTGCGCACCATTGGCATCGCCGGCCTTCTGCGCATCGGCCGCCTGCGAGATAAGCTCCGTCGCCTGGCTCAGAACCCGGGAATGGCGCTCCTGCCCAGCATTCGCCGTGCGATAGCCGTATTCACGCTCCTCGTAGGCCCGCGCCACATTTGCCGGCTCGAAACCGAGAGACTGGGCGACGCGTTCGCCGGTCGTGATCTTGTTCGGTGGGACGACGACATTGCCCTTCGCCACCGTCCGGACGCCCTCATTCGGATAGACCATCGTCCCGCGCATCAAATTGCGCGCCGCCGACGGCAGAAGCTCGGCCGTGGCACCCAGCGGCTGTGCATGGTTGAGCCGGTTCCAGGCCGCTGAAAGCCTCCCGTAGAGCATCGACGGCACCACCCCGAGCGCCTCGGTCGGCGTCAGGTTGCGCGTCGCCGCCTCGCCCATGCCGAGCCGGCTGGTGAGATCGATCCCGAGCGCGGCGCGCGACGGTCCGCGCAGCAGCATCTCGGCACCCATCTGCGAGAAGCCGCTATCCTCGAGCAGGCTGGCCAGCTTGGCGCCGATCTGCGGGTCGATGCCGGTGACGACCTTGCCGAGGGCATCGCCGGCATTCTCGAGATCCTGCGAGAACGGCAACCCCATCGCACCGCCGAGGACGCCGAGGCCGCCGAGCATGAAGACCGCGGCACCTTTCCCCTCCGGGCCCATGCGGTGCATCATCTTCCACAGCGTCCCGAGATAGTTCGCCTCGAAATTGCGGAACTGGAACAGCATCGTCCCAGCGGTGCCGCGCTGGATCGGCGCCCGGTTGTGCTTGCCCCAGACGAAGAGCCCTTCGTCGACCATGAACTTGGCGACCGTCTCAGGGTTGAGCCCGTCACGCTTCGTCATCTCGCGGAAGATCTCGTTGCCGCCCCAGGTCTTGGCGATGCGGGCAAGCTGCGCCGGGTCCTGCGCCAGCCGGTACGACGCCAGCGCGACGCCGGCGCGGTTCATCTGGTCGGTGACGCCGACGGTCGAGGCCGCGATGTTCAGCATCTTCTTCCAGGTCTGCCGCACCGGTTCCAGCGATTCCATGGTGTTCTGACCGAGGCCGCGGATGTCGTCGGACGCCGCCTCATGCAACTGGCCGCCCTTCACCATCTGCGCCAGCAACGCCTTCTCGGCCGGCGTCTTGCCGAGCGCGTCGAGGTTGATGTGCAGCCCGTGCTCGGTGTCGAAGCCGATGTGCTTGATCGCCTCGCCGAGCGCGCCGTAGAGGTGCCGGCCAGCTTCCACGAAGCCGCCGCCGGCGCCGAGCGTCGCATGCGCCACCATCGGGCCATGCGTCGCGATCAGTGCCATCGAGGACGGGTTGCCGGCGAGCGCCCAGTAGAAGCCGAACTGCCGCAGCTTCTGCATCTCCTCGGCAGGGTCTTTCTGATATTCGGCCCATTTCTGCCAATAGCGCTGCACCGCCTTGTCGGGGTGGCGATCGACATAGGCTTCCTGCGCCTGGCGGATCTCGTCGCCGTGCAGCATCTCGGCGGCGTTGCCGGAGGTCCAGCCGAGGTAGGCGCCGGTGGCGCGGTCCCAGTCGGTCGAATAGCCCGGGACGGTGCGGGCCCGCTTCTTGAAGCCGGCCTTGAGCTCCTCGTACATCTTGTCGCGCAGCTGCTCGACCATCGGCCCGAAGAGCTCGCTGTCCTTCTGGCCCAATGCGACGAACATCTTCTCGATCGCCGGGATGTCGAGCTTGCGGAGCGCCTCGGCGTTGCGCGCCAGATAGCCGTGCTCGATGTCGAAATCCGGCCCGTACTTGGCCTGGAGCTCGGCGATCCGCTTCGCCGCCGCCGCCGGCACCGCATCACCCTCCTTGATCGTCTTGCCGAAGAGCGTGTCGAACGGCGCCCGGCTGTCGACGAGCTCGAACCGCTTCGTCTCCGGGAAGCCACCCAGCGAATCCGGTTCGGTGCCCTCCTTCGGCTTGACCGCGATGTAATAATCGCCGAACCGCATCAGCGGCGAGTAGCCGGTCTGCTCCTGCGCCGCCATCGCCTGTACCAGATCGGCGATGCCGTTGAGGCGCTTCGCCTCGCCGGCCGGCAGCATCGGCTTCTTCGCCGCCTCACGGATCGCATCGGCATCGACCGGGCCATCCCAGCCGAGCCGCTTCGCCGAGGCCTCCATCATCGTGTGCCAGACCTGCCCGAACAGCGCCCGCCGATCGTGATAGGCCGCCGTCGTCGCCGGGTCCAAGGCGATCATCTGGCCGGGTTTCGAGAACTCGGCCTCGGCGTCGCGCTCGTTGCGGGCGACGACGCGGCGACCATCGTTCGGCCGGACGGTGCCGGTGACGCGGTCGATCTCCTCGACCGCAGCAAGCTGCCGGCGCTGCGCCGAGGACAGGGCGACATAGCTCTTGCTCTGATCCGCCCAGTCGTGGCGGAGCCCGTTCATCGTCGTGTCCTTGCGGCGCCACGCATCCCAGTAGCGCGCCGATCGCCAGTCCGTCGCCGCCAGGGTGCGCGGCTGGATGACGAACTTTTCGTAGGTGCCGAGCATCTTGGTGCCGAGCGGCGCGCCGGCATCGGGCAGCGAGCGCGCGAGGCGCCTGGCATAGGTGCCGGCACCCTGCCCGTGCACCGTCTCGGCGATCTGGTCGCTGACGTCATCGAGATAATCCTGGCCGGTCGGCGCCACCTCCGGCTGCTCGTCGCGCGGCACCCGCTGGAAGGCAGTGTCGCCGGCCGTGCCCGGCTTGAAGTCGTTGTAGGGCGACTTGATCTGGCGCGGATCCAGCGCGATGTAGCTGTCGCCGCCCCCTTCGGTCTCGTTCTTGTAGACGATGCCGTCGTAGCCATGGCGATCGAGCGCGTCCTTGACGAATTCGCGGTCGACGACGTGATCGCCCAGCGCCTCGGCATCGGTCAGCAGCCCGCGGTCGTGCAACTCATTGATGACGGCGCGGGGATCCCAGGTATGGAGATCCGACAGGCGCAACGGGTTCTTGATAGACAGGTAAGCCGGGATGACGCGCGGCGAGCCCTCGGCATCGGCATCATGCGCGCCCATCTGCTGCAACCGCGTATCCGCGACCTCCGGCTGATCGGCGAAATGGAAGCCGATGTCGTCGGAGCGGTCGAACGTCTGAAAATCCTCGGCATCGGTGCCGTGGTAGACCATCTTCGGACGGCCATCCTGGTCGACGATGGCGCTGCCGGCGAACCAGCGCCGGAACTCCGGGCTTTGCTCGAACGGACGCCGCTGCAACGCCGCTGCGTCGCGGTCGTTCGCCGGCGGGCGTGCCAGCCGCTGCTGGGCCTGCGCTGCCTCGTAGGCATCGGCCGGCGGCATCGCGATGCCCTCGCGGCCGGTGCTCTCCGCCTCGGCGGCGTGCATGCCGGCCAACGTGTTGAGCCTCGGGTAATCGTTCGATGTCAGTTCCGAACTCGGCTGCTGGCGGTCATAGGCATCGAGCGCCTCACGGAACTGCGGCGAGCCGGTGCCGAAGGCACCCTGCAGCTTGTCGAGATCCTGTTCGGTGACCCACGGCACCTGCGGCTCGGTCTCGGTCTGCCCCTCGAGCGCGCGACGCCCGACCTCGCCCGATTCGATCCGGCCGAAGACATCGTCCGCCGTCGCATCCTTGCCGAGCACCTGCCGCGCCATCGCCGCGACGCGGCGCATCAGCAGGTCGATCTTCTGGAAGATAGCCTGTACCGGTGCCGGCAGGCTCTTGGCGAAGCCGGCGCGATCGGCCGCCCATTTGCGATAGGCCTCGGCTTTCGCCTCCTCGAGCTGCTGCCGCTCCGGCAGGTGGCCGTAATCGCGCTTGATCCCGGCATCGACCCAGCCGTTACGCTCGGCCGCCTCGTCGAGGACACGGTCCTCTTCCGGACGGAGAATCCCGGAGCGCAGCACGTAATGGAAACCCTCGTGACGTGCCGTTCCCTTGGGATCGGTCATCTCGAGCGAGCCGGCGATGACGTGCTGCATCATGTCGCCGGCGCGGTCGCGATGGTAGGCACCGAACACCTGCCCGGCCTCGCCGCTCTCGGCGGTGGCGCGCAGCTTGCCGAAGACGCGCCCCTCGGCACCAGGGAACATCTTCTCGACGATGCCGCGGAACTGACCGGCGATCTCCGCCTCGTGTGCCGTGTAAGCCTCGGACGGCCGCGCCTCGCCCTCGAGCCCGCGGGTCACCGGCGTCATCTCGCCGGCGCGGTCACCCTCGGCACCGCGCTGGAACAGGGGCTGGCCGCCCATGACGCTGTCACGCATCTGCGGCGTGATGTCGACGGAGTGGACACGCTCCGTCGTGGGCTCCTCGTGCATCGTCTTGCCACCGAAAATATCGGTGATTTCCGGGGTGCCGTGCCGGTTCAGCGCCTCCGCAAAGTCGAGCCCCCCAACGGCATGGGCATGCATCACCTCATCCCATGCGCGGCGCGTCGAGACGTTGTCGACTCCGAAGATCTGGCGGGCACCGGTCAGCGGGTTGACCATCGGGTCGCCTTCGCGGTGCTCGATCCAGCGGTCGACCTTGTCGATGGCATCCTCGGTCGGCTCCGGCCCGGAGTATTTCCGCGTGCCGGAGTTGATCTCGGACTCGCCGACCTTGGCACCCCATTTCTTCGCATACTTGTTGACGAAGGACGGCAGCATCTTGTCGTAGAATGCCTGCATGCCCTCGCCGCCGACCTTGAGGTCGAGGCCGGAGAATTCGGCCGGCGCGCTGGGGTTCGCCGCCGCATGGTCAATGATCTTCTGCGCCATCTCCTTGCCGACGACGTTTTCTAGTTCGGCAGCCCGGACAGCCCCCGTGCGGGCCGTATCGTAGATCGGCACCCCGTCATGACCGGTGACGGTCATCTCGAACCTGTCGCCGCCGACCGGCTTTGCCCAAATCTCGCTGACCCGCTTCGACAGATCGTAGCGGTCCGCCTGCGTTTCTCCACGGGTCCACGCCAATTTGTCGTAGCCGTTTTCAGCCGCGTATCGCAGCATCCGTTTCATGGCGAGTTCTTGCCACGTCGACTTGAACGGCGCGTTGGGGACACCGCCAGCCGGCTCCTGACCACCGTGCAGCGACTGATAGTCCTCGGCGGCGCGCTGTGCCGTCGGCGCCCGCAGCCCGGTGTCGCGGCCATCGACGAAGTATCCGAACTCGCGGCCGACCGGCCGGATCTCGACGCCCTCCGGCAGTTCCGGTTTCGCGCCGACGTAGCCCTTGCGACGCCCCTGCTGGTGCCAGTCGGATTGCACCTCCTCGAGCAGCAGCGTCTTCTTGCCCTCGGCGTCGGTATGATCGGCCATCCGGATATGCGCCAGAACGTTCGGCTCCTCGAAATGCGGCGACCGGAAATCCGGCGAGCTCCCGGCGATGCGATCGGCCTTGTCGTCGCGCTCGGCAATGACGCGATCCATCTCGGTGCGCGCCGCAGCGCGCTCCTCGCGCGTCAGCAGCGGGTCGTCGATGAGGCGCTGCTGCTTGGCTATCTCCGGCGCGTAGCGGTTGAAGACCGTCCGGCGCGACCGCAGCGCCGCGCTTTCCGGCAGGGTCAGCAGCATCTCGCGATAGTTCTCGCCGCCGGGCAGCGTGTATTCATCGAACTTGGTGGTGCGCGCCGGGACATGCGTCCAGCCACCTTCATCCGCTGAGTCCGGCCCCTTCATGACCTCCTGCAAGCCGACATCGTTCTGCCGGAGATGCTCGAGGACATCGGCCTTGGAGATGACGCCCTTTTGCGTGTCGAGCCAGTCGTTGACGCCGGACCACTCGATTTCGTCCTGCTTGACGCCCTTGCCGGCGAGGTTGCGGATGAAGCCCTTCCAGGTCGCCGCCGGCGCACGCTCCTGCTGCGCTGCCTCGACGCCGCGCTCCAGCGCCGAATAGAAGCCCGGAGCCGGTGCCGGCGCCCGCTGGAACATGGTCTCGTTCCCACTTTCGCCAGGACGCACCCTGATCGATTTGGTGAGTTCGTCGAACGCGGCATTGATAGCTGTCCGCTCGGCGGCGGTCGGATAGGGATTTCCCTTGTAGAGATCGGAAGCGTAGCGGTCACCCTCGACACCGTGGACGAGGTAGTCGCTCTTCGTCCCAGTCTCCTTCATCTTGTCGAAGACGTGCGCCTCGAAAGCCCTGGCGAACATCTCTGTCGGCCGCGCCCAATAGCCTTGAGCACCAGTTTTGCCGGACAGGCGCCGGGCATTTTCGTAATAGGACGAATCGACTTGCGGCAACGACACTGGCCCATCGCCCCGCAGATCGGCCAGCCGGCGCTGCGCAACATCAAGGCGGCGTTCCTGTTCGGAGATCCACGCCGCGCTGTCCTTGGCGAATTTCCCATGCGACTTGTCGGTCGTGCCGCTGTCGGCAGCATCAAGGCGCGCGCGCGACGCTGCGACACGCTGCTTCTGCTGCTCGATGCCGCCCTTGATCTCCTCGAGCCTCAACTCCGCATCGCGCACAGCCTCGGCGCGATCCTTCTGGCGCTTGAACAGCGTCGACATCACCGTGTCGAAGGCCTGTGCCATCTCGGGACGGAGATGGGCAAGCCGCGTCTCCGTGATGGCTTTGCCCGTCGCGCGGTCGAAGCGCTGGCGCGGTTTCCCGCTATAATCCTGCTGATCGTACCAGCCCGATGCACCGCGAGCGGCGCCCTCGTAAGCGTCGGGGCGTCCCATCTCGCCGAAATAATGGTCGAGCGCATGGCCCCATTCGTGCGCCAGCGAGCCGGCACCTGACAGCTTCGTCATGTTGATGACGAGTTTTCCCGGCTCGTAGTGCGCCGCCGCGCGGCCGGTGCCACGCGCACCGAACGCAAGCGACAATTTTCCGTCGAGACTGAGTGCCTCGGGCGGGATGCCGACGGCATGCGCCAGGTCGTGCAAGGCATCGTAGGCGAGATTGACCGACTTCTGACGCTCGTCGCCGGCGACCCAGTTTCCGAACTCGACACCGCGGAAGCCGAAATCCTTGACAAAATCCTCTCCGGCAACATCTCTGCCGTTGCGATTATCCGGGCCGCTCCGGTCGAGATTGTCGAGATGCGGGCGCTCCGGCACCTTACCGGCAGCGCCATTGCCGGACCGTCGCGCGTCATAACGATCCTTGAGGTAAGCCTCGGCCGCCGCCTTGTCTGGAAAACTCTGAACGAACTTGCCGTTGCGCCGCAACGTCGCGCGGCCACTAGCCTCGATGATCTCGTGGTCTTTCAACCACGGCTGCTCCGGCTCCCCTGGGAAGCCCTGGCGAACCATCGCCTGCGCTTTGCGGACATCGTCGTTGTCGGCCCAAAGATTCTCGGTGCGGCCCTTGATGACCGAGAACAGCTTGTCGCGCTGCTCCGGCGCACCGCGGCCGTAACGATCCTTCGGAAGCCCGATCTTGTCGTAAAGCACGGCATCGCGCGCGGACTTGATATCCGCTGCCGTCTTCGCCGATTCGAAGGCGGTCTTGATGTTGCCCATCGTCTCGACGAAGTCGCGCCGCCCCTGCGGCGTGTCCTTTGATGGCTTCGCGGCGAGGCGGTCGCGGATGATTTTCAGCAGGGCGGCAGCTTCTGGCTCCATCCCATTTTCGACGAGAGCGGCATAATCCGGTTTCGGCCAGACAGCATCCTTGGTGACGTATTTCGCCTCTTCGCCGCCAGTCATCCCATCAAGGTCGCTCAGAGCGAGACCACGTTCTGCCCATCGATCCTTCCGCGCGCCACCGATCTTTTCCCCGGCATCTTGGATGATCTTCTCGCCAGCATTCTTGCCGGTCGGCTCTGTGCCCTTTGAGCCATCCGCCGACGGCCCGGCGACAATCTGGTGGGGCTCTTCTTCCGTCGAGGTCGCGCGCGGCGCTTGGTTCAGCAAGTCCCCTTGCGCCGGTGCGGCGGCGCCGCGCTCCTCGGTCGTACTGAACTCGTCGCCGCGGCGCGACGGGTCGATCGTGATGCCGCGGCCTGGAACGATGCCGACCGGCTCGGTCCGCCGCACCCCGTTCAGCACATAGGACCGCACACCGCGATCATCCTCGAACAGATCCCGGCCGGCGGCGTTCTGGCCGACCGATCCGATCGCGGCCTTGCGCTCGTCTTCCCACCGTGCCTGGATGTCGCCCTTGCGCCACTGCGCCGTCATCCGCGCGGCTTCTTCCGGCGTGAGGTTGGGCCAACCGATCTTGGAGAGGCTCACGGCCTGAGATGGCGAGAAGCCAGCCGCAACAGCGAGTTGGCGCTTGCCCTCTGGCGTCGTCGATGTCACCCACGGCGGCGGCTCGCGCTGCGCCGCCTCTGCCGCTGCCCGCTCATGCGGCAGCGCATTCGGCAACTTACCGCGCTCGACCACAGCGTTGTGACCGGCAACCCCTTCGTCGTGGATGCGTCCAAGGATCTCTTCCGGCGACCGCAGCAGCTTTCCGCCGCTCGTCTGATCGCCTGGGCGGAGCGGCCACATCGTCGAGCCATCCCTCGACTGCACGCCGGCGATCTGCTTGGCTCCCTCTGCTCGAACGAAGGCATCGCGGTGCGCGTCGATGAATTCCTGCCGCGACATCTCCCAAGGCTTGCGCCCCGCCGCCTCGATCGCCGCGAATGACTGCGCCGGCGAGCCGGCGACGCGGTCACCCCGCGCCTCGGCGCCGCGCTCCGTTTGCAGGTCGGCGATGCGGCCGATCTTCTCGGCCGGCGTCGCCACCTTCGCGCCGGGGCGCTCCGCCAGGCCGCCGCCGTTGTCGCGCATGAACTGCTCGGCGGCCTCGCGCGTCTTGAACTGCCAGCCCGGCACCGCACCCTTGCCGCGGAACGACGAGTAATAGCCACCGAGCTTCTTCGCCGCCTGAGACAGCACCTTGAAATGATCGCCCTCGACGCGGTCGACCAGGCGCACCGCGAAGAGATCGGCTCCCGTCTTGGTGTGCTTGACCTCGTGGAGCTCCATCGGATTGGCGGGGTTGACCGCCTCGCGCGCCGGCGCCGTTGTGTCGCCGCGCTTCAGCCAGTCCTTGAACTGGTCGACCGACATCTCGGCGACGTGGCCCATGCGCTCCGGACCGCTGCCGTCGCTGAAGGCACGGTGATAGGTGTCGAACGCAGAGGCGGCATCCGGGAAGCCAGCCATCACCTTGTGCTCGTCGAACTTGCCGCCGCCGGGCTCATGCTGGTCGATCAGGAAGACGCGGTCGCTCCTCGGGTCGGGACCGATATAGGCGTCGACATGATCGCCGTCGGCACCCTCGGTCCTACGGATGTAGCCGTAGGCAGCGGGCATCTCGACTTCCCAGGGCTTGCCGTCCGGCCCAACGCCGCGGCGGATGGAGCCCTTCGGATTTTCGATCGTGATGTCGAGCCCGTGCAGCTTGAGGTGGCCCTTGGCGTAGTTGCCGGCCTCGATCTGCGCTTCGCTGGGCTCCGTGTTGACGTGGCGCTCGGCGTGCGCGAGATCCTCGGCGGTCTCGACGCGGACCGGCTGGTGGCGGGTGCCGAGTTCCGGTGCCGGTTCGTTCACGGTTTCGGCCGGGGAAGTGGGTATCATACCCACTTGCTCCTGCTCGACCAGCGCGGCCCGCCGCTGCTGCGCCTCAACCGGCGATACCGGCGCGACGCTGCCACCCTCCGGCACCTGCGCGGCGATCGCGGCGGCGGTCTCGCCGGCGCGCTGCGGCGACGCCACGGCGTCGGCGACGACGTTGCCGGCGGCATCCTTGCCCTGGATCGCGACCGGCTGGCCGCTGGCGACGGCATCGGCCTTCGTCTCGGGATAGCCGAGCAGCTGCGCCATGTCGTTGTCGTTCAGGTCGGACGCCTGGAAGCGCTCCGCCTTGGCGCGGTTCGTCGTCAGCAGGATGCCTTCCGGTCGCGCCACGGCGATGATGCCGCGCGGCAAGCCGTAGGGGATGGCATCCTCGTTCTCGGCGGCAACAAAGACGGCGTCCTTCGACGTCGCCGGATCCATCATTGCCGAGATCTGCGCCCGGATGTCGGACGCCGGCTCGGGAGTGGTGCGGCTTACGCCTTGCGGCTGTGCATCAGCGCCCGCACCCGCAGCTTGACCGCCGCCCGGGCCGATCGCAGCAGGTGCCGGATGCTCTCCCGCTCCGCCAGCGGCCGGTTGCGGTCCGTGAAGGCCTTCTGCAAGACCTTGAGCCGGTTCTGGCTGTTGTGCAGTTTGGTCGGCGCGTCCATCGTGGATCTCCGAGAAAAGATCCGGGTGCGCAACCCGAAGCCAGGCATCGTCTTCGGCCTCCTGGCGGTCGGCCAACGCTTCCGCGCTGCCGTTGTCCGCCATCATACCCTCACGTTCATGGATCTCGGCAAGGATTTCCGGGCCGGTCCAATTCGGCGGGATGTCGAGCCCGAGCTCGTGCGCCCTGGCATGCAACTGATCGAGGATCGGCTCCTGCTGCTGCTGCGCCTCTTCCCAGCGCTGCGCCTGCGTCAGGTCCGCCGCCGAGAAGTGCGGTGTCGACCCGAGGTTGTCGCGGATCGCATCGAGCAATTCCGCTTCATCGTGATAGGGCCCGTAGCCGGCCTCGTTCGCCTTCTCGAACGCCATCGGCAGCGAGAGGCCATCTGGGTTGACGAGCTTGCGGCGGAAAGGCTGGTTGGTGTGCCAGAGCCCGGCATCCATCGCGGCGAGGTCGCCGGTGTCGTCACGGACGCCGCCAGACTTCGACAGGAAGTCGAGGAGATCGGCCGGCCGCCGCGGCGGGTTGTCGGCATCCTGTTTCAGCTTGGTCTCTGCAGCTGCGGCCGCGGCATCACGCGCCTGCTGCGCCGCCACCGCCGCCTGCTGGCGGATGACGGCGGCACGGCCGAGCTGCTCATCGGTGAACTGCGGCGGCTGCAGATCGATCGGCGGGACGTTCTGCCCCATCATCGGCGTGCCGGGCCCGGCGGCGCGCTGCTGCGCGGCACGCTCGAGTTGGTCATCGCTGAACGCCGGCGCCTCGGTCGAGGCACCGAAGCGGCGGCGCAGGTTCATTGCCGCAGCGTAATCGTCGGCGCGCTGCTCCGCCGTCCGGCTGGGATCGTTCGCGGCGCGGAACTCGAGCGCGTCGGCTTGCTGCAACGCCTGGACGGCAGCACCGCCCAGCGTCGGCGTCGAGGCCTGCCGCTGCGGCTGTGCCGCCTGCGCGGCGCGCTCGCCCTCCATCATGAGGTCGAACGATTCGCCCTGGCTGACATCGGTTCCCGGCCGGACGACCGGCGCCGGGGCTTCGTTCATCGGCGGCGGCGGCTCGACGCGGTCGCGGAGAACATCGGCGGTGAGATAATCCTGCACCTGCCCGTTGTCGAAGCGCACCCGAACCGACTGGCCGTTGTCGAAATACTGATCGACGGTGGCGCGCTGCGACGGCCCCTTCGGGAACTTGAGCCCGATCGCATCGCCGGGTTGCGGTGCCGGGCTCGAGGTCGCCGGTGACGCCTGCCCGCGGATCGCCGCCTGATCGGCCGCCATCTGGCTGGCTTCGTCGGGCGACGGCACCTTGGTGCCCTGCACCTGCGCCTGCTGGACGATGTCGTCGGGGCCCGGTGTCGGCGTGCCGCGCCCCATGAAATGACCGGCGACACCGGGGATGACGCCCATCGCGATGCCGCGCGCGACCTGGTCGGCGGCATCCGCCGCCGTCATCGGCTTGTCACCCTCGATGGCGCGCTGCGCCGCCTCGGCGGCGACGTTGGTGCCGGCCATGCCCGCGGCGGCGCCGGCGATCGCCGGGACGGTACCCTTGAACGCGGTACCGAGGAGATGCAGCGGGACGGCCTGCGCCGCCGCCTGGACGCCTGCCGATTCGAGCGCCGAGGCGGTCGAGCCGGTCTTTTCCTTGGTCTCCTCGAACCCTTCCATCGCGGCCAGCGCCGCGGCGCGCGGGATGCCCATCGTTGCCAGCTGGGCGACGGCGCCGGCGACGCTGCCGGTCACCGAGAAGGCCCAGCGGGCGGCATCATCGAGCGAGCCGATTTGCGTCACCGGCGGCGCCGCCGACGGCATCGGCGGATTGTCGGCCTTCATCTTGGCAAGCGCGGCCGTGTTGGCGGCGGCCGTATCGGCACCGATGCCGGTCGTATCGGCGATGGCGCCTTGCATCCTGTTGGCGAGGCTGTGGATGCCCATCACGGCCTCGCGACCGGTATTGTAGATCGGCCCGGTGAACTCGGAGAGCAGCGACGGCTTCTCGGTCGCCGCGGCGTCGGTTGCCGTCGGCTTCTCGCTCGAGGACGCCGCCGCTGCCGGCATGAGATCCGGCGGCGGCGTCAGAAGATCGGTCGGCGGCTCGTCGGCATGGGCCTCCGGTGCCGCGACGAGGTCCGGCGGCGGCGTCATCAGATCATCGGGCGCTCCGTCATCCGGTGTGCCGCCATCGGCCATGTACTGCCGCTGGGCGCCGGCATCGCCGTAGTCGCCGGCCGGGACACGGTCATCGAACAGGATGTTGCCGTCCTGGTCGACGAGCCGATCAGCGTCAGTCCCCTCGGGCTTATTCGGCGTCGTGTTGGTCCACGCCGGCGCATCCGGGGTCGCCCACTGGCTCTCGTTCGAAAAGGTCTCGTGATACGGCGTCTTCCAGTAATCCGGGTAGTGCGGCAACCTGTCATTCGGATCGACCGACGTTCCGAACGGCGCCATGTCGGGCGGAATCTTCCCCGTCTTCTGCAACGCCTGCCATTGCGCGGGATACTGCGAGGTCTGCCAGAAGCCGCGCATGTCGTAATCGGCGGTCGGCGAGTCCCGCCACGGCACGTTGTTCTTCTTCACCCAACCCTGATAGGCCGCCTCGTCGTCGGGTGCCAGCGCCGTCGTGAAGCCATCGGCGCCAGGCTTCACCCATTTCTGGTTGCGGTCAAAAGCCGCTTTTGCCGGATCGTCGACAGCACCAACCACGAGATATCACCCAGCGTTAGGAGCGGCACCCATTATCAACCACCGGGCGCAGATTGCCACTTCCCATTTTGCTGCCACCACCACGAATTTTTCGAGGGGCTGAATTGCGCGCCAGCCGGAACACCAGCCGGCATCGCCGGGAAGGTCGGGCCGGGAGCCTGCCGCTGGGCCGGAGCCGCCGCCGGCCGCTGCTGCGGTGCCGCGGCGCTCGGCTGCGCCCCTGGTGCCGGCGGGAGGCCATTATGAGCCCGGTATTTGTCGAGCGTCCCAAGCGGATCGGAGACATAACCGACATCCGCCATCGCCTCGCGTGCCGCGAGACTGTCCCGCGCATTCTGTATCTGCGCGGCGTGTTTTCCGGTCGGATCATCGAGCATCGCCAACGCCTGCGTTAGCGTCGCGGCCGCTGGCGTCTCTCCATGCTGACCCGGTTTCATCAGTATGTCGGCCAGCGCCGCCCTCTGACCCTGTCCACCGCCGGGCTTGCCGGTCAGCACCATGCCTGGCCGGAACGTCGATGTTTTGTTGACCGAGTCGACCTCATAGGCACCAGGAACAGTGTTGCCATTTTCATCGGTGCCTGTGCCAGCAACCACCGTGAACTTGCCGCGGTCCAGCATCCCTTGCTGATACGTCGCAGTCTGCTGCTGCTGCTGGCCTTTCAGGATCTCATCGGCTTGGTTGTGGCGCGTCGTCTCGCCCAGCGTCCCCCGGTAGCGATCGGCTTCCTGGTCGAGCCGTTTCGCGTCCTGCTGGTTCTTCTGCGACGAGTTGGCGAGCTCGCCTTGACGGTAGGTGTCGTCGCTGGCGGCTTTCTTCGCCTCGAGCGCAGCCTTCTGCGACGCGCTCATGTACTCGAGGCCGCGCAAGCCGCCCTCGCCGAGAACGCCAAGCGCCGTGGTGTTGTGCGACGACATCGCCCCGAGACCGGCCGCCAGGATCGGCATCCAGATGCTTTGATCGTTCCATGCCGTACCGCCCTTGTCCGGCGCGGCCGCATCCGAAGATGCCGCAGCCGCCGCAGGCTTGCCTCCGGCCGGGCTCAGCGCGCTCGCCGGCTTGCCGGAGAGGTCAGGTTGCGGCGCCGTATCGTCCGGGATCGGCGGCTTGCCTTCAAGCGCCTGCGACGGAACGGTATCATCGAGATCGTCGTCGAGGCCTGACGGCGGCGGTGCCAGCCCGGCCGGCGGCGCAGAGATCCCGGCAGGCATCGCCGATGCAAGCCGAGGCGCCGAAGGCTTGCGACCAGCCGGCATGACAACATCGTCTGGCGGCGGCGCCGAGAGCCCGCGCGCCGGCACGGCAGCGCTGCCGCCATAGAGATCGCCGATCCCGGAGAGATCGATCCCAGCCGGAATCGCACCGCGCGGATCGGCGTAGACATCGCCGATCCCGGAAAGGTCGGCCGGCGCGCCCTCCGGCGGTGCTGGCGGCTTACCCTTCGCCGCTTGCGACGGTACGGCATCCGCGCCGAAATTATCGCCGAGCCCGTAATGCACCGAGGAATTGTCCTTGTTCAACAGCGCCGAGGCGGCGTCACCGATCGACGTGCCGACATCGCCGGCAGTGCCGCGCAGCCATGCTCCGGTTTCGAGCGCCGGCTGCTCGCCCTTCTGCACCGGCACATACCGTGGCGGCGAATAGCCCCCGGCATAAAGATCGCCGATACCGTCGAGATCAGCATCGTCGACCGGGCCGCCATCATCGAAGCCGCGCGCGATGCCGCCGCGGCGCAGCGCCGATGCAGCGGCACCCGGGATCGAAACGCCGGCGCCTGGCATGCTGGTCGGGTTCATGTACGAGGGAAGACCCGGCATGCCACCATCCGCAAAACCCACAGGGCCGCCGCGGCGGTAGGGACCATAGCTGCCCATCTGCTGGCCCTGCTGTTGCGGCTGCTGCGGCTGGCCCTGCTGCGGCTGGACGCCGGCCGCGCTCGCCACCGTCGGCGCCACCGGAGCCATGCCTGCGACGCTGGGCGCTCCCTTGGCGACCGGCTGCACCGCGGTCGATGACGGCTTCATCCGCGCCGCCATCAGCGCGCGATTTACGATCTGGCTCTGCGGCGAGGACGACGGGATGCGCTGCGACATCTCCTGAAGTTGCTCCGGAGACATCCCCTGATAGCGCTGCAATTGGCTGTTGGCGATCGGCGATCCGCCCATGGCATCCGGGACACCGGCCGCGATCAGGCCCGCATCCTGGACATCGCCGCCAGCATCGAAGCCGTGGCGACGGATGACGCCGCCACGCGCCGCCGCCACCATCATCGCATCGCTGGCGACGGAGGCATCGGCCGCAGCCCCGGCATCAGCACCGGCGCCGGCGGCACCAATATCGGCGCCCCCGTACATATCGCCGAACATCGACGGGTCGCTGAAATTCGTGTTGCCAGTCGTCATCACGTCGGGAACCGGCGGCTTGCCGTACAGCGACTGGTCAGGCACCGATTTGGAACCGAAGCCATCATTGGAATTGGCATCTATCTTCGCCTGCTGCGCCGCGCTCTGCACCTTGGCGTCCTTGATCTCCTTGCCTAGCCCCACCAGCGCCGCGCTCGGGTTGGAACCGCCGCCCGCACCGCTGCCGGCCACCGGTGCCTGCGGCGGCGCCGGGATGCCGCCGTTGCTGCCGCCACCGCCGGGAAGGTTCATCGGCCCGGGCACGATATTGACCGAGGCGCCGGGAACGGCCGGCAACTTGAAACCGGCACCGAAGACGTTGCCGCCGGTATCGAAGCCACGCGGCTTGACGGCGCCACCACGCTCATAGGCCATGGCGGCGAGCGCGGCGATCGAGGCCAAGGTGCCAATCGTCTGACCGGTGGTGTCGGCGCCCGGCGATGTCGACGTCGATCCGCCGCCTTGATTCGACAGCCCGGTCGCCGCTTGCGTCTGAAACTGCGAGGTCTGGAACGGATAGGCCTGCTGCTGCAAGAACTGCTGATAGGGGACGTTGAGATTCTCCTGCGCCAGCGTCTGCTGCGCGGTACCGGACTGCATCTGCGCCGACGCGCCGGTCAGCGCCGTGTTCTGCGCCTCGTTGCCGAGGGCACCATAGGTCGAGGCGGCGTTGGCATTCAGCCAGTCCGAGGCGGTCTGCGCATTGACGCCGGTCGTCTGCTGCTGGTTGAACTCGCCGAGCGCCTGCGTATAGCCGGAATTCTCGAGCCCGGCGATGGTCTGGTTGTTGGCGAGATCCTGCTGGTTCGAGAGCTCGGCCTGCGCGATGCCGGCACGGTCCCCGCCCCAGGCGCCCTTGGAGATCGCGTTGCCGACAACCCCCTGCTGCTGCTGCGCGTCCATGTTCTGCATCTGCGCTTCGGTCGCATTGACGACCTGCGAGGTGTAGGGCGATTCGTATTGCGAGACCGCCGCCGGCGAGAAGGCGGTCGGCGTGATTGGCGTCGCGGCATTCGCGGCATATCCAGCCGCCTGGTTGATGTAGGGCTGCGCGATGCCCTGCGAATTGTCGATCGTCTGCATCGCCGCAGTCTGGTCCGGCGTGAAGCCGGCGACGGTGTTGCCGGTGTATTGCTGCAAGGGCGCCGACGCGGCAGAAGTCGCCTTCGCCTGCGCAGCGGAGTAGGCGTCCAGCACCTGCTGCGGAGGCGCTGACTGGACAGTATTTGTGTTAGTCCCGCCACCAGAAATTGTACTTCTCCTTAATCTACCACACCAATACGTGCAACATTAAGGCCGCATTTGTCGCGACCTCCGGTTGCTACATCGGGCATCATCGCGCCGCTCATTTCAGCGGTCCCCGTCCATGATGAACACGCCGCCGACCTGCCGGGCGTAGCGCCCCCAGAGCCGCAGCTTCGCGGCGAGCCGTGCCGGCGTCCAGAAGGCCATCACGATCTCCCAGCGCTGGCCGGTGCGCTGGCCCATATCGCGCCGGATACCGTCGGCCCAGCGGAACAGCGCCTCGTCGTACCGGCTATGCCGGCTATCGCCGCGCACGAACAGCCAGCGCTCATGCAGGAACCAATCGTCGGAATACCAGTAATCGGTCAGCTCGAGCGCCATGGACGCCGCCGGCCGACCATCCGGCCCATCGATGACGCCGATGAAGGTGCCTTGCTGCCGGGTGCCCTTGCGGATCGCCGCCATCACCTTGTCGCGGCTGACCGGATGACCACCGATGGCATTCTCGCCGTACATCTCGAACAGGAGGTCGAACAGCGGCTCTTCGTCCGCAGCGGTCGCCATGCGGACCGTCGCCGGTCGGTCGGTGGTTCGGAGATGGAAGGCTTCGCCGTCGGGCATGGCCGCCTCGCGTTGAAGCCTCGTGCCCAAGCGCAGGGCGGAGACTGGCGGTGCAGGTGCCCGACGGCGCGCCGAGCTGTTGGCTGTAGTCTACCGCGACGCGAGAAACGGCGCAATCATGGAGCGGAACGGGTTAGCCTTGCGGAGGATCCAGGTGGTAGCTCGGCGCCGTCGGCAGCACGATGAAGATCTTGGCCCCGAGCGGCATCTGGCGGCCGACCATCTTGACCTTCTCGGCGGTGTCCGGATTCTCGGTCTGCACCATCTCGAGCGGGCAGCCCATCTCGCCGGCGGCGTATTTCGCGAAGGTGATGAGGTCGCGGGCATGCGTCGTCTTGCGGCGGTGTTCGGGATGGACGAAGTCCCAGCGGCTCTTCACCAGCGGTACGGCGCTGTCCCAGTCACGATCGAGGTAGAGGCCGATCGAGGCGACGATGCGGGAGGCACCGCGGATGATGCCGATCAGGGCACCACGGCGGCAGATCCCGGCGGTGACGGCATCCATCACCTTGTCGACATCCATCGGACCTCGGCGTTCCTCGGCGTTGCGGATCTTGAGCAGCTCGAGGATCTCGTCGCTGTCCGTCGGCATCGCGAGGCGCACCGTCGGCACGGCGGCGATCGGCAGGCCTGCATCGGGCCGCGCCCCCTCGCTGATTTTCAGAGCCGTGGTGCCCGTCATGCCGTCCTCACAAATTCGCCATGGTAAAATTCAGCATGCACGCGGTAGGCCCACGACGCCTCTTCCGGCGTGTCAAAATTGCCGATGTAGATTCTCTTTTTGAAGACACAAATTCGCGCCGACCATTTTCCGGAATGGTGGCTCTCGACCCCCTTTAACTGGGATTTGCTCCGCAAGTGACAACGCCGATTAGCCATCTGCTGGTCTCGGTTGGCTTCGCGTAGATTGCTTAGCCTGTCGTCATCCCTTACCCCATTGATATGGTCGATCTCGTCAACCGGCCACGCGCCGTGGACGTAGAGCCACACCAGTCTTCCGGAAAGGTACTTGCGCTTCTTTCCGCCGACGCTGAGCGACAATATCCTATAGCCGTAACGCGAGATCGTTCCGGCGACGCTGCCGGCCTTCACGTTCGTGCGGGAGTCTCTCCATCGGAAGAGGCCAGTCGCAGGATCGTAATCGAGAAGAGACCGCAGCCCTTCTGCCGTCAATTCCGTCAAGCGCTTCTCTGGCGACCAAGGATCAGATGGGCATATTTCCCCACAAGCTTCGGCTTCTGCAAACTCTCCGTGAAGCATCGCGCGGGCTTTTTCAAAAGATGCGTTAGCTTCTTCCGCAGTATTGTATGTACCAAGGTAGCGCCGATTCTCACCATCACGGATTTTTGCTACCCACTTCCCCCCCTTTTTTGAAACCCCCATCAACCCATACTTATTAGGCGTGCCGTGATGTCTGTTGATGGCGCTTTGCTGCGGTGTCGCATCGCGGAGATTTGCAATCCTGTCGTCGGACTTCTGTCGACTCCGATGGTCAACCCAGCCGAGCGGCCATTTACCGTAAACATAGAGCCACGCAAGCCTGTAGGCTTGGTAAGATTTTTTCCCGAGGCTGATGCGTCGGTAACCATTGGCACCGACAGATCCAGCGAGATCACCAGCCCGTGAAGAGCCGCGAGTTACCCGCCACCGAAACTCTCCCGACAGAGGATCATAATGCAGAATTTCCCTGAGTTCGCTGGCGGAGATCATCTATTTCGCCGGACCAGGCAGTGACTTCAATTGCTTGATTGTCTTGGCGCGCCGTTGCTTCACGAATTCATCCAAAATCTGATGGCCGCGATGAAGAGACCCACGTCCAAGCAATGGGTGGTTCTTAACGATACTGGGACTTATAACGATTTCGCCACCAGCCGCAACGATCGGCACCCAGCCGTTCTCGTGGCCTTCGCTGGCGCCGCCACCCATCGCGAAGGCCTGCGCCATCGGCGGGCCGGCCGCGCCGCCATGATAGACCGGCGACGCCTGCACCGGCCGCATGACGCGCGGCGTCATCGGGTTTCCCGGCATCCTGGTCGGTAGGGCCGGCGCATGCGGCGCAATGCCGGAAACGACGGGAGCCCGGGCCGGCATCGGAGCTGATGCCAGATGCGGCATGCCGCCCGCCGCGAAGGTCACCGGCGGTGACGCCGGCTCACGGAACGGTGGCGGCGGCGATGGCATGTGTCCGTAGCTGCCGCCGCCGCCGCCGGAGCCATGTGCCAGGGGAACGCCATAGGGTGCCGTCCCGAACATCTTCTGGACGACGGCGGCGCCGGCCATGGTGTTGCCCTCACCGAGCCCGGAGACGACGTCGGCCGGCAGGACATAGCTGCCGGAGGGGACGTCGATGTTGTGGCGATCGGTGCGGCCGGGGATCGCCGAGTTGATGAGCCCACCGGAGAACGGCCGGGAATCCTCGTCGCGGAGGTATTCGCGCTCCTCGAGCGAGGGAGATGGCGGGTTGTAGCCGCCACTGGCGCGATGATTGACGGCGGATTGGTGCGCCAGACGGAGCGCGATGGCGACGCTCTGGTTGAGCGGGCGACCGTCGCCAAGATGCAGCCGGCGGATGTTCTCGCCGATCGCCTCACGGGAATGGCCGTTCACCAGCGGCATCGATTCAACCTATAGCGTCTCGTCGTTGCCAGCATACACCACGACGGCGGCAACGAACAACGTCAGGTTTTACACGAAGAAACTGAATGAACCGTCCATCTCGGAGGTGTTCGTGAAATTGGTGTCGGCAAGATTGGCCGATGCCGCGGCACCGAAGTCGGCGAGGTTCATCACCGCCGAGCCGGCGGTACCGTAGAGCTGCGGCGCACCGGTCAGGCTCGCCAGCGCGGCGTAATGCCCGACCGCACCGCCGCTGCCGGCGCTCGCCGTCGAGGCGTTCGGCGTCGCCGGCAGGCCGGTCAGCGTCGCGGCGCCGGTCGCGGAGCCCTTGCTCGTCAGCAGGATGTGAAACTGGCAGAGGACGATACGGCCGATCTTCGTATAGGTGCCGGTCTGCGCGCCGTAGGTGATGCCGGTGGCGGAGCCGCCGAAGGCGAGACCCGGCGTCCAGGTGCCCTCGACGTAGCCGGTCAGCGGCAGGATCGGCCCTTGACCGGCGAGCTGCGCGATCAGAGCCGTCAACTCGGTGTTGAGGGCGGTGGTCTGCGCCTTGACGGCACCGATCAGCGAGGTCAGCAGGTTGTTGGTGCTCTGCTGGCCGTTCTGGATCGCGTTGACGAGGTTCTGCAGGCCGCCGATGCCGTTGCCGTCGTTTGGTGCCATGCTGGTCCCCTACCGTTTGCCGGCCGGCTTGTTGAGCAGCCGGAGGCCACCCATCCGCCAGAAGACGCCGAGATCCAAACTCGAGATCGTCACTGAGACGGTGCGGGAGCGACCGCGCACGATCGAGTAGTTCGGCATGGTGCCGCTCCATTGGAACGGTCCATAGGTCCGCGTCGGCCCGTTGGGATAATCCTGGAAGGTCAGCGAGATCATGACGCGGTTGTTCGGCGCCACCCCACCGGTCAGGATGAAATCGCCGATCAGCCGCTCGACGAAGGTGAAGATTTCGCCATCGGAGAGGCTGAGATAGCCGGACTGCACCGATGGAAGCATGGCCTGGCCATCGGCGTCGTGACCGATCTCGTGCTGCTGGAGAAGCCCGGCCGTATCGGTGCCGATCGGCGGTCCGAGGACGCTGCGGCCGGCCCAGCAGGTGCGGATCAGCGTGCCGTAATCCCAAGCCTTCTCGACGACATTGTATTTGACGTAGCTGTCGACCTCGTTGCTGTTCAGCGAGGGATAGAACCAACCGATTTCGTTGAATGCCAGATTGACGGCGCAGAAGATCTTGTCGGCCTGCGCGAGGTTGACGTCGTAGAAGAACTGATCCCAGACGGTGCAGTCCAGCACCTGGATGCTGTTGCCGTCGTAGACGCAGAAATTGTTCTGCGACAGCCAGTAGACCGATGACGCATAGATGCCGGCGGCGCGCGCCGAGACCGTCGAGGTGGCACCGATCTTGTTGAAGCCGAAGATGAACGGCGGCTGGATATATTCCATCAGCCACATATCGATGTCGGTCCAGATGCAGGCGAACTGCGGCCCCTGGATGCCGCCGATAATCTTCGACCCGGTCGGCAGCCGGTAGGAGCCGGCTTGGTTGACCGCCGTCGCAACCCAATCGGTAAAGTCGTCGACGTCGCTCCAGCGGATGAGGTTGGGATCGAAGGTGCCGCTGGTTTCCGCACCGAGCGCGACGGCGATCTGCGCCGGCATCGCGACGAACGACGAGTTGATCTCGGTCGGCGTCGTGCCGCCGGTCGGGACGGCGACGTTGCCGGGCACCTCCGGCGGCGCCCAGACATACATCGTCGAGCCGTTGTAGTTGCCGATGAGATCCTGGCCCCAGTTGTCGAGGAACCATTGGCGCAGCGGCGCGATGTCGTTGACCGACGGATCGCCGCCCTCACCGTAGAGGCCGGAGCCATAGGCGCCGATGCCGTAACCGGAGAGCGGCGTCGCCGATGCGAGGCCGCTCTGGATCAGGTACTCGATCCTGGCATGACCGCTGTTCTCGGAAACCGAATCGGCGGTCGCCGCCGGCCCCGGCGCGATGACGAAGTGACTGCTGTCGGCCGAGGAGATGACCGGATACGTGCCGAGCAGCGTGATGCCGCCGACGGTGGTCGAGACCTGCACCTGGAAGAGGCCCCCCGCCGAGAGCCCATGATTGGCAAGAAGAACCGTGACGTTGGGCGAGGCATTCGTCGTCGTGAAGCTTGGGACGGCACCGCCGTTGTTGACCGTCGCCGTCGCGGCCGTCGGCGCCGTGATCGTGTAGTTGTTGGCATCGACGACGGTCTGCACCTGATAGAAGCCGAGCAGCAGGATGCCGCCGACCGAGACGACGACGAACTCGTCGGTCCAGTCGCCCGGCGACGCACCATGGGCGGTATCGTGGACGGTAACCGTCTTCGATGTTGAGACCGTGCTGAAGTCCGGCGAGATGTTGCTGGTCGCCCGCAGCGGCGTGATGTCGTACATCAAGCCGCCGGTGAAGAGTTGCAGCCGCTGCTCGGTGCCGACCGCGACATAGGCGATGCCGGCGAGATCGGCCCAGACATGGATACCGCGGCCGGTGCCGACCAGCGCCACCTGATTGAGATGCACCCAGCCGCCGAGCTTCTCCGGCAGGCCGGCCCGCCAGCGGATCAGCTGCGAATTGTTCCAGCCGGCTTCCGACAGCACCGGCGTCGTCTCGGTGTCGACACCCGGCTTGAAGCGGAGGATGGTGAGCGGCATGCCGAGACTACCCCGGCTGCGCTTTGCTGTGCTCGATCATCGCCGGTGCCGCCCCTGCTGGCCCTGCGATGGCGTCGTGTCGTGGCTCATCGTGACGAGCCCGGAGCACCGGGAGCCCTTGCGCGATCATCGTCATGCCGCGCACCATCTCGTTGCGGATGCCCTCAACGGCGGCCGCTGGCCGGTTGCTCGCCTTGATGACCTCGACCATCAGCTTCGGGATGACCTGATAGAAGCAGCCGGTGACGAACCGCTCTTCCTTGGTCACGACATTCGTTTCCATGAAGCCGGCCTGCGGCCCGATCCAGCACGGGCACCCCGCCGCGTCATAACGATGCGGGCACTTCTCGCAGGTTTCGGGATTGGCGGTTTTCTTCGCCATCGCCTAGTCCTTCGTCGCGACGATGACATCCTCATACGAAGGACGCCATGTGCCGTCGGAGGTGATCGGCGCCGTCGAACCGGCATGGGTATGGCCGCCGCCGCCGCCGGTGCCACCATCGGTCGTGCCGGCGTAGGTGTGGGTGTGGTCTGGCGATTCCGTACCGGTCGCGACGCTTGTCGCACCGCCGCAGGCAGCACCCGCGGCAAAGGGCCCCGGCGTCCCGGCGTTCGGGATGGTGACCGGATGCTCGTGCGGCGCGTTCTCCGTCGCCGTCGTGCCGCTGGCGTTGTGGGTATGGCTGGGAAGTTCCGTCACCGATAGGACATGGCTCGCGACCGTCACCGCCGTCGTCAGGCCACCGACCGTCCAGGTGCCACCGGTACCACCGCCAGCCGTATCGACGACGCGCAGAACGCGGTCATTCTTGCTGATGTCCTGCGTCCATGCTGTCGGCGCCGACGCCTGCGGAAAGACGAGCGCCGTCCCCGATGCAAATTCCGATGTCGCGCTGTTCGGCAGGATGTCCGTGCCGTTGCTCGAGAGCGCCAGCGTGTCGCCCTGCCGAATGACGACCGTGGCGCCATCCGGCGCGCCGCTGCCGTTGTTGACGGCGAGCGTCAGCGAGAAGGCTCCGGTCGTCGCATTGAGCACGCTGAACACGCTCGTCAGCGAGATCGGCCAGAAGATCTTGATGTTGCCGGTGAGCACGCCGGAGAAAACGAAGCGGGCATTGCGCGCCTGGTCAGGCTGGCCCGAGATCGAGGTGAGGATGACATCGCTGCTGCCGGAGACATCCAGCGCCAGGATGCCGGCGACCGCCGAATCGATCAGCGCAGCGTTGGTATTTAAAATGGTCCCCCAGCTATTCGTTACAGCTGGGTCTCCCGGCGTGGGTTCCGCAAGAGTCAAGTTCTGCGTAAAGGAGCCCATGGCGCGACCGCTTCGTTGCGGCTGCGCCAGGGCATCGGGCGGCAGCGGCAGGATGGCGGTCGGCGGCGCGCCGACGTGGTGACGCCATCATACGGCGACAGGGCGTGGCGGGCAAGGAAGGCGCTGCGGGCCGGGCTTGAGTACCGGCTTGTGCAATGTGGGCTCCGCCCCCACGGCCGATAAGGCGTCTGGATGCACCCAGCGCCCCTCTGCCTCTCTCACGTCCTTCCGTGATGCCGCAGCGCCGGCAGCTTATATCAATTCTGCTGCGGCGACGCGATCGGCGACGGCAGCCGCGTCGTCCAGCCCTGGCTCATCAACTTCGACCTGAACGATTCTACATTGACCGACTGCAATTTCTGTTGATAGACGGCCTGCCAAGCCCCCGCCATCTCGGTATCGCGCTGGAAGTCGGCCCAGGCGATCATCGTCCCGGCGAAGAACAGGTCAGGTTCGTACAGGGTCAAAAGCGTGGTTACGTTCGTCGAGCTCAACGCCTGCGGCCGCTGCGTCCCGAAGCAGTTCACGGTGTAGGCGGCATCCGGCGCCGGGCCGAGCAGGATCGAGACCTGGTCGACCGGGCACCACATCGTCGGGATGCTCGGTGTCCCCGGCGGCGTGTCGCTCGGCCAGAAGGCATCGAGCGCATCCTTGGAGACCGGCAGCAGCGGCGCCTGCCGCTGGTCGCCGACGGTCAGCGAAACCTGTTCCAGCACGATGAAGCGGCCGATGTCGGTCGGCAGCGTGAAGGTCCGGCTGCTGCCCGTCGTGACGCCGCTCGAATCGGTGACCCGCGTCGCCAGGAGATCGAGATCGCGATAGACGCTCTGCTCGGCGAACTCGATCGCCCGCGGCATGAACTGGTTGATCTGGTCGGTCCCGAACGGCGTCGCCGAGGTCGGATCGACGAGGTCGAACTCGAGGATGGAGTTCACCCCCTCGAGCCAGCTGGCGTAATCGTATCCTGGTGCTGGTGTCGTCATGGCGCGCCCTTAATCGATCGGAATCGGAATGCCGCCGTCCGGGTAGACCGCCGCCGGATCCGGCGACGAGCCGGCGTTGTCCTGGCCGTAGGATTCCGGCCGCGGCTGCAGAATCGGTACGGGGTCGGGCGGCAGGATCTGCGGCCGCAGCTGCTGCTGCGGGACATCGAGGCAGGTCCGCGTGCAGACGTAGATGCCGAGCCATTTCAGGCTGTTGCCGCGCCACTCGTATTGCTTGACGAGATCTGACCTGGAATATAGCAGGTAGCACCTGTCGCAGACGCCCCAGGCTGCCGGATGCGTCGTGCTGACTCGAGCTCGTCCATGGAAGCGCCAAGCCACTAGGCTGCCTCCGCCATAGTATCGACGAAGGCGAAGCGACGACCGCGCAGGCTTTTCCGCCCCCTTTTGCCGAGGCACAAAGCTCCTAGGGTTGCCTTGTCGCAACCATAGAAATCAGCGGCAGCCGACACGCTAGGATACACCGCTCCATCGGTCAGGCAGATAACGGGACGCCTATTTTTATCATTTGCGCGGTCGCGGATTTCAGCCTGCTGCGTCAGCCATGCGGCGCGGCGTTCCGGGGAAAGAACGATCTGTTCATCAGCGGCACCGACGTACTCAAAATGGAAGCCCTTCACCGCTAAAGTTTGGCCGTTGCAAACCGCTAAAACGCGCCGCTTCGATACGCAGTAGCATCGCGCCGCGTCCCCGAGCGAAGCGTGGACGACGCCATCGTTGAGGCATCTGACGGGCTTGGCATATAGCGCACGAAGCCTGTCGTAGTGACCGTTCTTTCGTTGTTTCTCGGCACTGGCGCGAACCATCTCAGGATCACGCTTCTTACCGAGCCAATGACGCGGAACGGTGCCGTTGGCGAGCCGTGTGGCCTTTGCCTTGGCGATCGCCTCAGGTGATCTCATGGCTCGCATGGTGTCGGGATTTGACTGCCCTCTGTGAGCATCGCCGATCTTCTTTCTCGCCTCTGCCGAGAGGATATGCCCAGGTGATCCTTCGCCGCCAGCAGTCCGATTATATTCCGGCTTCCAAAGTGCAATCAGCCTGATCTCTTCGGCAAAAGCATCGTCCCTCGAATCGCAGACCTTCACGACGCGAAATCGGATCATGTCTCGACCGTATTTCCGGATCGCGTGCCAGACCGGCGTGCGACGATCCTTCGCGCGGGCATGGTGCGCAGCACGAACCGCGAGCGGGCGCGACGTGACGCCAATGTAGGTCTTGCCGTTTACCAAGTTGGTGGCGAGATAGACGATGTGCATTTTTCAATTCTACCAGAGGTGCAACCGCCAGAATAGACGCAGTGCAAGCCACTTAGGTTCAACGAAAATAGCTGCCCAAGGCAGGCGTGATGTAGAGCGGCACATCCTCGCTATCCTGCGAACTCACCTGCTGCCATTGCATTGCCGCTCGCGCCTCAAGCCGTTCGATCGTATTGGGCGGCGGAGGAGGATATTTTTCAGCAAGTTTTGCTGCCAATCCGGCAGTAAAAGCTTCCAAGAACCTGTATGGCAAATCAAGGGTAGTGCCACCAGCAAGAGCCGCGTCTTGTATTTGAACAAGAGCCCAATAAAAGAGGGTATATGGACCCTGATCCGGCACCGGCCACATCGTCAGCACCGAATCGATCTGGCGGTTCCACCAGACCGTCGTCGGCCGCGCCTGGTCCTTCTTCCGCGGCTGATCGGCGTATTCGGTGCGGCTGATCGGCGTAATGACGAAGTCGGTGTAGCCCTGGCTCGACGGCGGCGTCTCCGGCAGCGAGATCGAGATCTGCGTCTGACCGCCATTCTCAGATGCGGTCGCCGGCGAGCCCGCCACGCTGGCGACGATCGTGAAGTTGTTGGCGTCGACCACCGTCGCGACAGGATAGATGCCCTGCAGGACGACGCCATCGACCTGCGTCGGCACCTGCACCGCGAAATTCTGCTGCGGGTAGAGCCCATGGTTGGCGAGATGGACGTTGACCGAGGACGCCCCGGCGACCGTCGTGAAGACCGGGACGGCACCGCCGTTGTTGACCGTCGCCGTCGCCGAGCTCGCCGCGGTCACCGTGAAATGATCCGGGTCGATCACCGAAACGACCGGGTAGAATCCGAGCAGGACAAGACCGCCGACCGCGACTGGGACGCCGATCGAGATGAAGGCGCCAGGCACGGCACCGCTCTGCGGATCCGTGATCGTCACCACCGGCGAGTTCTGCACGGTCGAGAAGACCGGCGTCAGGTTGACCGGCCCGCCCATCTGATACTGGCGGACGTAATAGTCGAGGATGCCGACGACATTCCGCGGCACGGTATAGCTCGGCGTCCCCTGGACGAGCTGCACGCTGTTCAGCTGCATCTTCCACAAGTTGGGGAGATCCGGCTTGGTCGACCATTCGACGAGCAGAAGCTGGGCCGACGACAGAAGATCGCGCATGTGATTGGGCGTCAGCATGCCGGGCCGGATCTGAATCCGGCTGAAAGCCTCAAGGCCGAGATCCGACAAGGGCGGATTGTAGCTGCTGACTCCTGAAGGGCTGCCCATGACGCCGCTACCGCTGGCCTGTCGCGGCGGGCACCGCAGCTCGAGGCTGGTGGATCAGCGGCCTACGGCGCGTAGGACCGCAACGATGATACGCCGAAGGCGATAGCGCGGCAACGGCGTGGCGATATCGGCGAAAGGGCTGTTGGAAGCAGCCCGATCGTCGCTAGTACGTCGCCCCTGTTGGGTTGGTCATGAGGTGCCAGGAACCCGATCCTGCCGCGGCATGATCGCCGACGACCAACCCAGCAACACCAAGCGTCCCAAGAGCGGCATTCGTGTTGTTCACGATAGCGTCGGGTGAGCGAGCTATTCCGGTGGCCGAGATGTCCTGCTGAACATCTGCGGCGTTCCCGACGAAAGTAAGCGTCGGAGAGCCCGAGACGGGCGTCCAGAGACTGTTTGCGGGCAGCGAGTTCCCCCCGCCGGAAGCCAGCGTAATGGCAATTGATCCGGTCGCTCGCACCGCGCCGTTTCCGAGGCCAGTTGCGGTGTTTCCGTTAAAATAAACCGTCGCTGCGCGTACCGTATTGAGAATAGTTGCCGTATTAAAATAATTATCGCGGAACAAATAGGATGGCGTATTTCCACTGGCCTGGGTTAGCTTTATTACATCAGCAATCAAATCTATCCTGTTGTTCCAAAGGGATATTTTTTCATACGAGGAATTCGTCGCTGAAATAAATTGTCCGGAACTTATGCTCTGACCTTCCACCAGATTGTCAAAAATGTTGATCTCGCGATACTGCGTCATCGCGCCCAGGCCGATAGCGGCCGATGTCGCAGCAGGAAGGTAGAACCGACTCTTCGAGATCGAGAGCTGCTTGATCTCCCCTCCAGTTTGAGCAAACTGAATGCTCGAACCATTCGTTGCCTGTGGGTTGATAGCACTTCGGAAATATTCGATCTCAACTTTATCGTAGTTGACCGTCGTTCCATTGAAAGAGATTGCCGGGGCGCTCAGCAAGTCGCGGGCTTCTACGTTCTTGATATAAAGCGACTTGATTGTGCTCGACGGGAACGCGTCGCCTGATGGCGCGCCGGCAGTGTGGATTAGAGATTTGGCGCTGCCCGCGAGATTGGCCGCGTGCATGTTGATGTCGTCGAGCGTGATGCCATCCATGATCCACCATCCATTGGTGGGATACACGCCAACGCCGCTGCCGCGCGTTACATTAATCCGGCGCCCTGTTGCATTGATGACGTCGCCGCCGGTGAAGTCATACGTCGAGAAAGTGCTGGCCTCTTCGGTCTGGAAGGATAGGTCATCATCCCCATTGTCGCCGCTGACGCGCTGGACCACGCCGTCAAAAGCTGGGCCGTAGACCTTGACGATATCGGAGTTCGTTGTGATCGCCTCGACGCCATCCACGTCGTAGATGGATACGGCCCCAAGACAGAGGCCGAACTTTGCGACGTTGGTGACGATGATGTCTCGCACCCCGAGGTCGCGGACCCCGTACATGATGATGGCGTGATTGGCTAACGCATTCGGCGGGCTGGAATTTTGCGCCATGTTGTAGTCGAAAATCCCGCCCTCAATGCGGATGTGCTGATCAGCGATTAGGGCCTTGATCGTGCCTGTCGCCGCGCCTGCCGGCATCCGGCGCAGCACAACAATTGGATTGGCCGGGTCGATTGCATTGATGACCTGAAAGACGCCCGTGAAAGCGGGGTCAGTCGTTCCAAGCGTGCCCTTGACGATGATCGCGGTGTCTTGCGTTACCCCAGGCAGCGCCGAGCCCAGATTCAGGGTCGCGAGCAGCGGCGTCGAAGACGACCATGTGATGCCGGTGATCGTCTGAAAGTTGGCGATCTGGCTGTAGGCGTAGCTGACGAAGAGATTATTGTTCTGGCCGCTCGCCTGCGTCAGCCGAACGTTTTTGCCGATGTGCAGGTCCGTGTTAGACCCGATTACAGCCGGCGTGTTCATCGTCACGACACACGTTGCAGGCGTACCGTTGACCGGGAGGCCCGCAGCCGGAGCGTTGATCGCGACGCGCCCGACATTGCCGGGAGCAGTCGACCCGCCGAGGCCGGCTTGGATCGCCGCGAGGTTCTGCGCGCCCTTGGTCGTGTCGTTGCAGACGATGCCAGGGATGTTCGTGGCGATCGGCGCTGTGTATGGCGGCAGGCTTGATCCGGCCAGTGCACCCCCAACCAACAGGACGAACGCAATCAGCGGCGCCACAAGGCGAACAAACTTCATCAGATCACCTTGTCCGAAGAGATCGCCGCGATAGTCGATCGCAGTCCGAATGGATGGAGACCGCTTGCGGGCTCCACGCGAAGCGCAAGAGCGCGGGCCGAAGGCATCGCTAAGTAATTGTCCATGTGATTACTGCCCCTCCCACACGACAACCGTTGTTCCTGCCGTAGAGATGGCGGAGAAGGCTTGCTGAGAGACGGAGGAGTTTTCCATCGAGAAGGTCCCGCCCTGATTGCTCGAGGACGATCCCGGATCGAAGTTCGCGCCTTGCCCTGCCGTGACGGTTACGGCTCCCGGTGCCACCGTCATCGGAGCGGTCCCGATGTTCATCCAGAAGAGGTATTTCCGGCTTGCATTTGCTGCGATCAGTGTCCGCGATGTCGCGGCTGTCAGTGTCACGACGGTTTGGGTAACTGTGACCGTCCCCGAGCCTACCGGGAGAGGATTGGTCGACGAGTAGGCCTTTCCTGTCAGAGCATCAAGAATGATGACGAAGGTAGCCGGCGCGGCCCATGCCGGTGCCATGCCCGTGAGGATGCCTCCGGCAAGACCGCCGAGCGCTAGGATGATGGCGCAAGCGGCGCTGATGAAGATCCGCTTCATGGCCTACCTCTGATTGATGATGCCGCCGGCGATGCCGGTGGCGGTGACGGAGCCGGTGCCGGAATTGACGGTCAGCCGCCAGCCGGTGATCGGCGCCGGGCCCAGCGTGCCGTCCTGCGTCGCGGCGACGGCATTCAGCGTCGGGTGCGGCCAGGGGTTCGGGATCGGCGGAGACGCCGGCGCCAGATCGTTGTTCAGCGCGTCGTATGTGTACTCGATCGTGTAGTTGACGGCGCCGCTGACGATGCAGCCGAAGGCGACGTTCGACGGGCCAAAGTTGTAGTTGACGTTCTTCCACGGGCTCGAACCGACCGTGTTCGTCCCGACGATGACGGTGCCGGCCGATGCCGCGGAGATCTTGACGGAGGTGATCCGCTTGTAGTCGCGCAGCGATGCGACGGCAGCGGCATTGCCGCCGGCCAGCGTCTCGCTGATCGGCGTGTTCATGTTGTCGTCGGGGTAGCCCGAGATCGTGAAGGTTTTCCCGCTGTCGTTGCCGCCCGAGGTGATGAGGACGCGGCGGGCGGTGTCGAGCACCGCGATGCCGGCCGCATTCACCGTCGTCCCGTTGAGCGTCAGGGCCCCGGCGGCGCCCGGCGACTGCGACGTCGCGATGTTGTTCGAGCTCGCCGCGACGAGGCTCTTGGTTACGACTTGTGGCAGCGCCATGCTCGGTCCTCGTTACGAACGCGGCGCGGCCCCTGTCGAAGCCGCGCCGCCGATGCTCACTCGCCGAGATCCGGAAACTTGCGGGCGACCGCCGCGCGGACCTTGGCCTTTTCCTCCGGCGTTCCGAACTCCGTCACGCGGCCTTTCGCCGCGATGGCGTGGCCGCGATCTGGAATCGGATACCTACCGCCGGGTAGCGCGAAATCACTCCCCGGCAGCGCGCGCCGTTCCGCCGCCGTCAGGCGGCCGCCAGCGGCCCGGTTAGGGGCGGTCTCCATCGCCGTCGGCATTGCCGGTCTCGGTCTTGTGGCCTCCGGCCTGCGTCATCTTGTCGGCCGAGCTCATCGGGTTCGCCGTGGCGTTGCCGCCCATCGCGCGGCCGCCGCGTTTCCGTTCCGCACGATCGAGGCGCTTGTGCGCCTTCTCGCCCTCGACCTCCATCGCCTTGCCGCCGCGGCGCCGTTTCGCACGGCCGCCATGCGCCTTCTCCTCGGCCTCTTCCTCGACGTTGGAGCCCTCGGCGTTGTAGGGCTTCGGCTCGGCCTCGTGCTCGACCATGCCGCCCTTGGCGCGCTTCTCTTCGTGGTGACGTGCTCGGCTCATAGTCGAACTCCTCTGCCCGGATCCGTGGGCTCGGCCGGCGCTACTGCGCTGGGGGAAAGCAATCGCTACGACGCGGTGACGACGAGGCCGGTGGTGCCGGCCGTCGGCGGGGTTCTCCAGAAGAAATTGTCAGGGCCATACGGCAGCGACGCATCCCTTCGGACGAGCATCGATTCTGCCGTCGGCCGTTCCCCAACGGCTGCGACGAACTTGCGGAAATCCATCCACTCTCCGGCGATGACGCCGCGCCGCTTGCTGGCCTGCCAGATGGAGTACAGGGGGTGGTTCCGGCGGCCGTCACGATAGACGTGGTTGATGTCGCCGTGCTTGGCGAACCGCTTGTAGTGCATGAGGCACATGCCACGCGCGACCGGCGCGCGACCGCAACCACCGATACAGACGGTCGGCGGCGCGGCGGCGGTCAGCGGATCGTGCGGTGCGTTCATTTGGTCCTCGCTAGTGTCCGATTCCGATCATAGAACACTAACATAAGTGGTGCGAAATCGTTGCCCAAACCTTACGAAGTCGGAAAGCTGCCATACGCTGCGCGCGGATTCGAATAATTGAAGCTGAAGCGCTCATACGCCTTCACGAGGAGATTATCCGTGGTGAAGTCCACCTGCATATCGGTCTCATAATCGACCCGCTGCATGTAGTTGAGGCCGCTGATGTTGGTCAGCAGGAACCACGCATAGGGCGACGTCAGGTAGTCGTCGACCATGTAGCCCTCGGCGAGGCCGCCGGCGGTGCTACGGATCGCGTTGACATCGTTGTTCGCCGTCCCGGGCCGCAGCTCGGTGTTGAGCAGGCGGATCGCCACCGGCTCGAGCGAGGACGGGATGATCAGCTTCTTGGCGCGCGAGAACATGCGGAGGCCGCGCTGGTCGAGGAACTGCGACCGGATCGAGATCATGCCGGCGAGCAGCGAGGTCTCGTTGAGGTCCGCCTGGACGGACGGCGTGTTGGCGTAGCTGCCGGTGTCGACCGGATGCACCGTCGAGAACAGCGGCTGGCCGTCGCCGCCGACATTGGGGTCGGGGACGTTGCCGGTGTTGAGGACGTTGGCGCCGTAGATCTCCTTCGTCTGGACGAAGGCCTCCATGAGGCCGAGGTTCGACGGCTGGAACTGCGCCTTGTAGAGGTTGTCATCGATCGCCTTGCGGGTGATGGCGTAGCCGCTGGCGAGCTCGATGTGCTCCTGGTTGTAGGTGAAGCGCTGGCCGGCGCTGTTGTCGAACGACGTCGGCGCACCCTCCGCCTTCTGCTTGGCAAGGCCGAGGAACGCCATTTCCGTGGTGCGTTCCAGCGCCATGTTCGAGCGCCGGAAGGCGAAGATCTTGTCGTACTGCCGCGGGATCTGCTTGTACTTGCCGGTGACCTCCATGAGGCCCGGGAAGAGCAGGTTGGCGATCGAAGAGAGTTGGACGGGCATGGTGCGGTTTCCCTGTTACTAGCGGTGATCGGTCTCGCGGCTACGCTTAGAGGCCGGTCGTGCCCGTCTTGAGGAAGGCCTGGTTGAGGATGATCTCGACCTGATTGCCGACGCTGGTGACGTCCGTCCCGTTGACGCCGGGCGGATCGGTCACGATGCCGATGATGGTCAGGGGGAGGGTCGGGGTGGTCGCGAACGAGGCGTAGTCGAGATACGCGCCGGAGAAGCCGTTCGCCGTGTTCCCGGTGCCGATCTGCCAGTTGTAGTTGCCGAAGATATCGGCCTGCGTCGCCGGGCCGCCGGCCGCAGACGAGGCGCCGGTGCCGACCCAGCAGGTGTAGATGTTGGCGGGATCGATCAGGACGTAGGCGGTGATGTCCTGCGTGGTGTCGCCGCCGGGGAACTGGGGCGACCAGACCGTGCGCTGCTGCGCGGTCGAGTAGTACTTGCAGCCCTGGAAGATGCCGAGGGTGCCCTGCGTCGGAATCGAGCCGATCGCCACCCGGTCGATGTAACCGGTGGACAGCGCGATGACGGGGTCGCCCTTGAAGAAGCTGTGCGTATTGGCCGCCGCGATCTTGAAGGTCTTCGGGGCATCGGTCAGCGCGGCGCCATCGACACGGCGGCTGAACTGGAAGCCATTCGGCGAGAAGACGTTGGTGGTCATCGCGATACCCTGCGGGTCAGATCCTGACCACCGCGGGCGCCGCGAGGAGTGGGATGGGTTGAGGTAGCGGGCGGGCTACCGTATTTCGCTTATCTTCGGCGGCTCGCCGTTGATGAGCGGTCCTGAGACCATCGCCGGGCGGGGCGATGACCGAACATTAGCAAAAGAATTTAGCGAGATCAACCGGCAATCGAAGTTCCCGGTTTCAGCACGCGGCAGGCGGCAATCTTGTGCTGGATTGCCGCCGCCGGCATCACTCCTCCGGGATCGGCAACCGCTCGTAGGTGACGTTGTGCTTGTGGACGTTCTCCAGCGCCGGGATGTTGCGCGGCGCCTGCCCGTCTTTCGCCGTCCGGAGGTTGCCGTTGACGCTCTCGACCTGCTGCGTCGCGATCTCGTAATCCTCGATCTTGGCTTCCTGCGTCAGGTAGTCCGGCCGCTCCATCAGGACGAGGTCGCCGTGACGGACGACGAGGCCGGGATGGCGGCCCTTCGGCACCGGCGTCCAGTGGTTCTCCATCAGACCCTGGACATGCGCATCCTGCTCTTCACCGTAGGCCTTGAACGCCTTGAACTCGTAGCTGTAGCCCGGCGGGATGATCTTCTTGTCGATGAAGAGCGGGTCGGTCGACCGCTTCCGGGTGCGGGTCAAGCGACCATCGGCGCGCGGCCGTTCCCGCTGCGCCGGCTCCGCCGCCTCGCGCACCGGCGCCCGCTGGAAGCGCGCATCGGCCGGCCGGCCGGCACGCATGACGCGCTCCGGCGGATCCTCGGCGGCCTGCCGCGGTGCCGATCGCGTATCGCGTTCCGGCTGCCGCGGCACCTTCTTGGCGGCGGAGCGGCGCGGCCGTGCCGACTTCCGGGGGGCCTTGGGTGCATGCGCTGCTGCCATCTCGGTACCGGGCAGCGCGATGCCATTGGTGTTGTCGTCCATCGAACTCTCCTCGGTTAAAACGTCTTGCCCATCTCGCGCATTTTGAGCTTGTTGCGGGCATAGGTCTTGATGGGATCGGGGTCGTTCTCGTCCGCGTTCTGGAGCGCGAACTCACGCTCTTCCCTGGTCAGCGCCACCGTTGTCTGGCCGCCGCGCGCCGTGACGCTGTTGACCGCATCGCGCGACGGCGCCGCCGAGGCGATGCGACCGGCGGAAACCGCCGCAACGGTCGCTGCCGGCGTCGCGCTCGAGGCGACGCGGCCCATCTCCGGCTGCTGCGCTGCAGCAGCTGCGGCGGCGGCATGGGTGCGCTGGTCGGCGGCCGCTGCCGCACCACTGTCGACGACGCGGCCACCGGCGGCCTGTGCCGATGCCCCGGCAGCGATCACCGGCGCACCGCTGGCCTCCTGATCGATCAGCCGGAAATACTCGTCGCTTTCCGCCTGGACGCGGTTGCCCAGCGCCTTGTGATGCGCGGCCATGACGCGCTCGGAGAAATCCTTGTCGGTGAAGAAACGCGGATTGGCGCGCATCCACGCCGCAACGCGCGGCGTCTGGCTGGCGATATAGGCTTCCTGCTGCGCCATGACGTTGGGTGGCACCGCGACCGCTGCTGGCTGCGATGCCGCCGCCTCGCGGCGACGCTCGAGCTCGGTCTTGCCGTCCTCGAGCTGGATCTGCCGGGCGCTCGCCTTGCCGATCTTGATGTTGAGATCGGCCGCCTTCTTGAAGTCACCCTCTTCCATCGCCGCGATCTGATCGCGTTGCAGCCCGGCAAGCTCGCTTTCCGAGACGGCGAGCGCGTTGACGATCGAGTCGAGCTCGGCGCTCTGCACCGCGACCGACGCATTGCGGACCTCGCCGGCCGCCGCCGCCAACCGCTGCTCGGTCTCGCGCCGGCTGGCTTCGGACGCCGCCAGAGCGGCATCCTTGCGCTGGTTCGCCGCCTGCTCGTTGGCGAGCTGCTGACGCAACTCGGCGATGCCGTCGGCCGGCGCGTCGGATGCGCCGCCTGCGGGTGCCGCGCCAGCAACGAGATCCTCGTCGTCCGGCGCGTCGATGATGACGATGTCGTCGTCGGCCATGAATGGTCCCCTCTCAGAACAGGAAATCGGGGCGCGGCACGATGCCGTTGATGTCGCCCTCGCGGAGCAGCTTGCAGTGCACCTTCTCCGTGCTGCCGATCGGGCAGACATCCATGTCGGTGCCATCGGCATAGGCGTAGAAGACCCAGTCGCCGGGCTTCACGACGTCGCCGTTCCAGACGATGCCGTGTGCGTCATCATCGACGAAGGCGGTGGGGCCGACCTTGAGGACGAGCCCGACCTTGCCCTGATACTGATCCTCGAGTTGCGTCTTCGGTGCGGCGTAAAGCATTCCCGAACTGCCGACGGTGGTGCGCTCGAACTTGGCGACCAGGATGCGGTTGCCGAATAGCTTGAGCCCGGAGAGATCGCCGACCCTGGCGAAGAGCTTCTTCGCCTCGGCGACGGGATCGCCGAAGAGGTTGGTGATGCTGGCCCTGGCACCGGGGAGGTCGCGCGCCGCGGCGATGTCCTTGGCGGTGAAGTCGCGCGGCATGACGAGACCCGGCTGTTTTGCCGCGGCGGCGCCGGCTGCGGTACGGCGGGTGGTTTTCGTGGTCGACATGGATGACCTCATTTGCTCATGAAGATTTCGTTTTGCTGCTCGGCGTACTCGACGATTTCGCGCCATGCCCGCAGATATCCGACGCTTTCCCGGTAGTGCTCGTAGCTCGTCGGAATGCCGTCAGCCAATTGGTTGACGAGGGTGTCGACCTGATGCTTGGCGTGCTTGCGGATCTCCTGCAGGAGGAGGAACTCGGCGCCGGCTGCCATTACGGCGACTCCGCCATGACATCGCCGCTGGGCAGATGCTCGACCTCGGCGAGGCGGCGGTCGACCTCGGAAAAATGCTCGTCGTACTCGGCCTTGCTGGTGAAGATCTTTGGCGGGACACAGTCCCGGCAGCGGTAGACCTTCGTCGGGAGGAACAGTCGCGCATAGGCCCGATGGACGATCTCCTGTGACGCAAAATCACGGTGCGATTCGAGCTCCGGCCTAATCCGCCAGACGATCTCCTGACCATCGGAATCCTTGGCGCAGGACACGAAATTCCGCCACCACGCGCCGACAGCTTCGGCTTCGGTGGAACCGCCACCCCTGATTTCCCAATACTCGCCGCCGCCTTTGACCTCCGTGGTTGGTCCCGGATAGCCGTCGCGCTGCGTCCAGCCCGGCGGCAGCATCGACCGGAAGATCGCCTTGAGCGCGAGGAAATTGGAGGGTGGCGTGATGTCGTCGAGGGTCATCGTGTGCTCCAGCGTGGGGCGGTTGAACGAGCCGGCGCGGCCCGCAGTCGGCAGTCAGGTCTTCGGCTTCTCGCGGTCGTAGATGGAGAGGTAGTCGCCCTCGAGCAGGTCGATCGGCGAGCCGTGCAGCATCTTGCTGATCGCCTCCATGACGATGGCGCGCTTCCGCTCGACCGGGACGACGATGACGCGGAGACCGTTCGGCGCCCGGGCATCCAGCGCGGCCTTCTCGACGAGCGCGATGCACTGATCGATGGTCGAGGTCGGGAAGAAGTAGGTCAGCGGCGCGTCGGACACCTTGCCGGTTGGCTCGATGCCGTTCGGACCGAGCTTGATGCCGATGAAATCCATCGGGCCGAATGTCGGTTCCGGCTTGTCCTCGGCGAACGCCTTGATGCGCGCCTGCGCACGCACCTGATAGACGTTGTCATCGACCTCGATCCGCGTCGCCAGGAGCCTGCTCTGTGCTCCGATCTTCATCACGACAGTATCGGTGTCGAAATCGATGTCGACATATCCACCGGGGCAGAGATGGCTCACGGCTGGAGCCAGCAACTCGGCAATTGCGCTGAGTTTCACCGGCATCAGCGGCGCTTCCCCTGGCCGGGCTCGCCGCCGGTCTTGTACTGCGCGACACCGGCGACGCGGGCGTTCGCCTTGTCCCGCGCCGAGTTGATGTCGAGATTCTTGTAGTAGTCGGCGGCGGCTTCCGGCGGCGCGCAGGGGAGCGCGTCCTGGTTGCCCTTCGGCGCGTCGGGCCAACTGCCGCGCGGCGCCGAGGTGACGCGATCGCCTGCCATCAGGCGCGACCGCCGCGGCGGTGCGGCGCGCCCAGGATGGGAGAATTCGCATCGATCGGCTTCGCCGCCGCCGGCGCATCCTTGCCCATGGACGCACTCCCCGGCCCCGTCGGCGCGTTCGGCGCGCCGCTGGACGGCGCCGAGCCGGCGACATCCTTCATGTCGGCGGCACCGCCCATGTCGCGCCCGGTGCGGCCACCGCGTTTCCGCTCGACCTTGTCGGACATCGCGCCGTAGTCTTTGATCTTCTCGAGGCGACCCTCGGCACCGCCGGCACCGCCGACTTGGTCGCCGCGGCCCTTGCCGGTCGCAGGCTTGTTCTCTTGATCGCCGTCGACGGCGCCGCCGGCCTTGTAGCCGGCGCGGCCACCGCGAGCTCGCATCCCCATGCCGGGGACGCCGGCGCCGACGGGCGGACCCGGCATCGGACGGGGCGGCATGGCGCCCATGCCCGGAGGCGGCCCACCCAAACCGGGCGGCGGACCACCGGCACCCGGCGGCGGCATCATCGGCGGCGGACCGCCGGGCCCGGCACCCATCGGAACCGGGATCGGCATCGGCTGGCCACCGTGACCGGGCGCAACGATCACATTGACATTCGTGTGACCGCCCTTCTTGGCGCGGCCGCCGGTCTTCAACCCCTTCCGGTCGAGCCTCGCCGGCGCCTTGGCGTCTTCGGCGCGGCCACCCGTCGCGAGGTGCAGCTTGGTCTTCGACTTGCCGGGATGGTCGTGTGATTCGTGTTGCGCCACGGCCTTCTTGACCATGGCCGCATCTTCCTTGCGGTCCTCGCGCATGGCGCGTTCCAGCATCGCCTTGCCGCCGCGCTCGACATGACCGCCGCCAGCCATGTGCTGCAGCTTGCGGTCGTGATCCTTGTGGCCTTGCTTGCGGAGGTCGGCGTGGTTCATGGCTGCGCTCCGGTTCGACGCGACAGGCATCCCGGCTCGAGGCGAGCGAGGCACCCATTCCTTGCGTCGAGCTGCCGGAGCGTTCCAGCCGTCGAAGCGTCAGCGGAGGTTTCCACGGCACGCGGAAATGTAACCACCGCGCGCATCATTACACGCGCGGTCGCGCGATGACAAGATGTTGAGTGCAACCGGCCGGTTCGGCTATATCAGGTGCGCGGCAGCCGGCGCGAGCCGGGAAAGGCAGGGCGGATCGGCCCGGTAGGCTTCGGCCGAAGGTGGTTCAACTCCGCCCTGCGCACCAAGACGAAGAGCCGGACGATTCTGGGAAGATGGCATTCAAGCCATTGATATTATTATGATAATTGATAACGGACGGTCGGACGTAGGCGGCGCGTCAGATCCTCACGATCTTGCCGCCGGGCGCCAGCTTGATGCTGAGATTCTCGCGAAGCCACTGCTGCGCCTGCGCACGCCGCATCTCGCTGCCCTCATCGTCGAATTTCGGCAGCAGGATGAGATCGAACCGATACCCCAGCAGCGCGCCGCAGAACGGCAAGACCACCCATCCCGGCGGCAGGCTGTGCCGGAGATCATGCGCAGTGGCATAGCCGTTGACGACGAGCAGGACGCTGTGTGGGACGTCCGTCATTGCTTCCTCACGGCCTTCCCATCAAACAGCCCGCGCAGAGCCGAAAAGCACATGCTTTCGACCAGCATGGCGTGGAAGCGCTCCTGATCCTCGACGAAGGCCTTGAAGGCTTCATCCATCGTCGGAAACGGCAGCATCGCCATCATCTCCTCCGGCACCCGCTGCCGCTCCGCCGATTCCTCGCGCTCGATCGTCGCCATGCGGCTGCGGATGACGGCGAAATCCTCGGCGGCGCTGACGCGCGGCTTCTGACCGCTGCACACCGCCGATCGGAGGCCATCGACGATCTCGGCCTGCGCCGCGCCGCATGTGAGGCAGATGCTGCTAAAGAACCCGAAATCGTGCGTCCGCCCCTGCGCCGCAACGGAACTCATGGCGCACTCGACGCCGCCGACCTTCAAGAAGTCGTCGATCGTGCGAGCGCAGCCGGTGCAGGTGCCCTTGGTGTAGTCCCAGTCGTGCAGGCGGCGGTTGGCGGCGATCATATGCCGCCCTCCTGCCGCGCTTCCCAGCGGCGACGCCATTCCTCGGTCACGGCGCGGAACCCCTCGTCGGCGGCCGCGCGAGCGACAACCTCGCGCTGCTTCGCCTCGATCGCAGCAGCGATGAAGTCGTCGAGCCCGTGCAGGTCGATCGGCAGCGCGACGCGCATCATCGCCGGAACAGTCGTCTCAGCCATGCGAAGCGTTCCCGCCGGCGCTCCAAATGCTTGACGAACGACACCCTGTTGTCGCGCAGCTTATCATTCTCGGCGAGCAGCCGTTCGGCCTCTGCCTGCCAGAAATCGCGTTCCTTCGTCAGCGCTCCGATGCGCTCACCGAGCGAGTCCATGAACACCTGCGCGTGGCCGTTCGGGCAGTAAAAGGTCATTGCGTCAGCGACACGGCGCTTGCGCAAGGTCTCGGGAACCATGAACTCGAGGTCGCAGCAGCAGCATCGGATCATCGACATCTCGACGGAACTCGTCCGGCTCATGATGCTTCGCGCTCCTTCCGCGCCTCGGCAGCCAGCGACCGGATCGCGATCGCCGTCGCCTCCTTGATCTTGTTGCGGCCGTGGAACCAGCGGTTGATCGTGCCGGGATCCGTGCCGAGGCGCGACGCCAGCACGGTCTGCCAGCGCTTCTCATTGCCGGGTCCGGCGATCGCCTTGCCTTCGGTCTCGAGTTCTTCTGATGTCATGACCGCAAGCTACGGCAGATTGCCATAGCGATCAAGGGTCGAATACGGATATCCGGATATCAACCGGACGCTGCTCGGCACCGGCCAGTCAAGCATGAACCGTCAGTTTGCGTTTCTGCGCAGGTCAGCAATTCGCGCCGAATTTATGCAAATCCTATGCAGGAGGATCTCGGTGGAAGGCAGGCAGCGGCGGCAGCGGCACCGTTTTCCCGGCCAAGTCATGCGTGCTGTCAGCGCAGAAATTCAGTTGTCCGGCCGTGAGGATGTAGTGGCAGCAGTCGTCAATGGTTTTGCCGGCGGCATCGCGCACCCATTCGCCGGTCCACTTGCCCTGCGCGTCCTTCACGATCTTCTTTCCGGTGATCTTGACAGACGGGCTGAACGTCGGCGCCTCGACATTGCCATCGAATCGCCAACTATCGGGGATGTGATGCATCTCTCCGCAGCCAGGGCACCAATGGCTGTGGCCGGTTTCCGCCTTCCGGAGAACGGCGCTCACCTGCATGTCCGTCCCTCAAAGTTGGTCGCAAAAATTAACATGGCGTCAGATCGGCCGCGTCCACCCCTGCGGCGGCCGCGCCAGGGCGCCGTTGGGCGTCGCCTCGGGCAACGGGCCACCGAAGGGACCGGGCTGCGCCTGACCACCGCCTGCACCGGCCTGCGGCTGCTGCTGCGCACCACCCAGCGGCGACACCCCGGCCGGCGCCGAGGCATCGGACCCCGCCGGCGCCAGCACCTTGACGGCACCCTCGAGGACGTCGCTCGGATCGATGCCCTTCTCGACGAGCTGGCCGGCGGTGCGGATCGCCTCGGTCCGCTCCCGCGCCGCGGCGATGTTCTCGCGGCTCTTCCGGTCGGCGTCGCGGTCCTGGCTCTCCTGGTTGACCTCCATCTGCCGCGCCGTGTCCTGGCTCTTGGCGATCTGGCCCTTGGTCGCCAGCTCCTGCTGCGCCTCGGCGCCCTGCTGCTGCAACTGGCGATCCTTCGCCTGGATCTGCGCCATCTTGTTCGGATCCATCGGCACCTGCGGTGGTCCCGGCGGCTGCGCGCCGGCCGGCGGTGCCGGCGCGAAGAGCGATTCCGGGTCGCTGACCCCGATCATGGAGAGGATGCGGCTGTCGACCTTCTTCGGATCGTAGAGGCCCGGGCTCGCACCCTGCAGCTGCTTGATCGAGACCGCCTTCATGATGCGGTGCATGTGGCTTGGGGTGTTCGGGTCGGCCGCCGGCACCAGATCGCAGGTCTCCAGCGCGTCGAGGAACTCAGCGGCCTCCCAGGCATGCGATGCACGTTTCTTCAACGCATCGAAAAACGCCTTCGGATCCTCTTTCAACCGCTCCTTGAGCAACTGAAACTCTTCCGATTGCGCGGCATGCAGCCGGATATGGACCGCCGCCAGCATCTTCGTCGCCTGCTCGATCAGCGCCAGCGTCGTCCCGACCGGCGCATCCTGCTTGCCCTCACCAACCATCAACTCGGCGGTGCCGCCGACCCGTTGCAGCGTCGCCTCGATCGCCGCCATGAAGGCGACGAAGCCCTGGTCGACCGACTTGTATGGCAGCGGCATCACGACGTTCTGGATATTCTGGCCGCCGGTCTCGATCTTCACGCCGCCGCCCGGCGGCACCATGAAGTTGTTGGTCTGCTGCCGGCCGGCCTGCGTTCCGTAGAGGAAGCCTGGGAACGACGCGAACATGCCGCTGTCCAACATGATGCGCCACGCCGCGGTCAGCGCCTTGGTGCCGTTTCCGAGGATGTTGAGGAGGCCGATCTCATAGAAGCCGTCGGCCGGCACGAAGGGAAATTTGACGAAGACCTGTTTCGCGATGCACTGCTCGTCGTCCTCGCGCCAGTTCCGCCGCACCTCGATGATGGTCTTGGTTTCGCGCTCGATCGTGACGCGATACGGCAGATCGAGACCGCTGGGCTCGCCGTCGAGCTCGTGCTCGAGCCCCGGAATGTTGAGCTCGCAGTAGCATTCGAGTATCTCGTAAGGCTGGTCCTCCGGGCTCGACGATGATGTCGAGGTGAAGCCCTGCGCCTCCTTCATCTTGTCGTCGTATTGGTTCGGCGTTGGCGTCGCGTTCTGCGACAACAGCGACGGCGGCAGGACATAGACGCCGGCGATCTTCATGCGGGCGAGCTCGGAGCGCCGCATCATGATGCGATGGGTGATCCGGCCGCAGTCCTCGATGCTGTTGGCTGCGTGGTTGACGATCAGATCCTTGGCGTCGACCGAGCGCGAGATCGGCATCCGCCGGATCGGGCAGTGATAGACCTTCTTGAAGGCGCAGCCGCCGTAGCCGACCCAGAACAGCATGCGGTCGGTGTCGGAACGGTAGCCGCGGTCGACGACGGTCAGGTAGTGGTTGAGATCCTTTTCGAGCGCCTCGGCCAGCAGGTTGCTGTCCGGCTCGTCGAGCGGCGGCCCGCCGTTGTCGCCGATGCCGGGCGGCGGCAGTTGGATGCCGGTCGCCGCGGCGAGGCCGGCCATTTGCGCCGCCGGCGGCTTCGGCGGCGTATCGTCGCGCACCTTGACGGGACCCGATGTCGGCAGCAGCTCGGCCGAGGCGTTCGACTGGAAGCGGATCACCGCCTCTTGCAGAATCGGATGGCGGACCGTCGACATGCCTTGGCCGCCGCCGGCGCTGGGCCCGGCATCCTTGGGCTTTTCCAGCTTGAATGCCAACAGGTCGAGGCCCTCGGCGCGGTTGTCCAGCCAGCCCTGCCGGCTCTGCTCGTCCGCCTCGATGGCGCGCAGCAGATTGTCGGCGATGGTCGCCAAAGTGCTGGCCGAGATCTTGGGCAGCAGGTTGTCGTAGAACGCCAGCGGCTTCTCGTCGGGCTCGTCGGCCTCGGGTGCCAGGTCGATGATGATGCCGCCGTCCGGCGTCTCCTGCCTCGAGACGCCATCCTCCCCGATCACCGCCTGGCCGTTGGCCTCGTCGGCGTCGATGACGACGATCGAGACTTCGCCGTCATCGGTCGGGATCGTGATGTCTGCCATGGGGCGCGCCGCTGAGGTTGCGCGGCTGGCCCGGGCGGCGGGCGAAGCGGCGTAAGGCATCAACCCGGCGGCGCGCCGGGCTCGGTCAATTCAATTTACGGCAGAATGCTCGGCGGGACAACGGGGGCGGTCATTTCTGGCGGCGGCGGCGGCCGGCGCGGTAGATGTCACGCTTCCGGCGGAAGTCGACCGCCGGCTTCTTGTTCCTCGGCCGGTCGCTGAACAGCGGCAGGAAGGTCACGATCTGGGCGCGGACGACGTGAAAGACGAGGCGGTATTTGCGGCCGCCGTACTCGACCAGGAAGATGCAGCGATCGTTGCCGTTCAGATAGCCGAACTGCAAGCCGTATCCGGCCAGCAGCAACGCGACGATCGCAGCGATATCCTCGGGCGTCATCTCGACGCCGTAACGCTCCTTGGCGCGGTCGATCGCGTGCTGGCTCACCTCCGCAGCAGCCCGCGCAGCCTGTCGAGCAGCTTGGTACTCTCGGCGACCGCCGGCAGCACATAGTCGTCATCGATTGGAAGCAGCGGCGGTCCCGGCAGGAAGCCGCGGCCGCGCTCCGTCAGCTTCATCCGCTGCAGCGGCGACCGCGCCGACCAGACGGTGCCGCTGCCGACGTTCCATTGGATGCGCTCGTCGTGGATGCCGATCTCGACAAGGCCCATGCCGACGAAGCGCTGGTAGAGGTGCGGCTTCTCGACCTCCATGCCGTCCTCGCGAGCGGCACCGGCATCCGCCAGCATGACGAGCTCCTCGACCTCGCCCTTCGTCGGGTCGCGGAAGATGTTCGGCATGTCGCGTTTCCGGGTGGCGCCGCGCCACGCATTGGCGACGCGGTCATGCGCCGCCGTAATCTTCGGCTTCGCCATCTTGAACTGCTGGTCCCGGTCGACGGCCTGGACCGCCGCCTCGACGGCCTTGACGACGCCGGTTGCGAACAGGAGAACCTCGAGATCGTCGCTGTCGACGGTGACTGGAATACCCATCATCGATCCTCGTATTGCTCGGGTTTCGTCGGCAGGCCGGCGGCGGCGCGCAGCACCGCCCAGGCTTCGGCATAGTCGCCGGGCTCCCGCATCGCTAGCGAATATGAGAAGCGATCTGGGCTCGCTCCGCCAATGATATCAAACCCGCACTCGGCATTGTCCCTGGTATGGATGTCGCAGAGGATGCGCATCGCCTGCGACAGTGGCATCGGCAACTTTTCCGCCATTTCAGTCTCCTTGCTCACTCTGCTGCTGGCGCTTCGGCTGGTAGCCGAACGCCGGATCGGTCTGCCGCCGCAGCCGGTAATAGGCCGCGTTGTAGGCCTTCCGGTCCCTGGACGGGATGTCGATCGGCAGCGTCTTCGGCGTCTGCTTGTCGCGGAAGCCCGGTTCTTCCCAGCGCATCCGCTCGGCCTCCGCTGCGCGCTGGTCCGGCGACCAGTGATTCGCGCCGCGGCTCACTGCAGCGCCCTCCGGCGCTCGTCGTGCTCGCGGCCGTCCGCGCTGTTGTGGACGATGACGCCGTCATCGTTGCGCGGGGCGCACCAGCACGGCAGGTCGGCGTCGAGCTCGTGCTCGTGCTCGCGGATGTCCGCGACCGGTGAAACGACGGCCTGATCGCCTGAGCGTGTCACCTGCCAGCCGCCGTTCACTGCTTTGCGCCCAGCGTCGAGAAGTCGACGGCCGCCGTCTCATCCTTCGCCACCCAGTCCGAGCATTTCGAGTGCTCGCCGACGACCGGGTAATACGAGCTGATGACCGGCACCGGGCCGACCGGCCCAGACTGCATGCCGGTGCACAGCGGCGTCGGCGGGTGGCGCTGGCAGAGGCCGCGCTCCTGATTCGGTGCCGGAGCGCGGTGGAAGCCGTCACAGTTGCTGCATTCCTTGATGACGCCGAAGGGCATCCTGGCGGGCGCGTCGGCGATGGTGATGCTGCGCGGCGCAGCGGCAATTGCGCCGCCCTGTTCGGCTTCCGCCGCCAGTCGCCGCTGCTCTTCGACGGCGGCCACATGGACCGGGTTGTTCGGATCATAGGTTTTCTGATCGGGATCGTTCGCCGGTTTGCTGTTCTTCGTCATCGTGCTCTCCTGCTTTTCCGCAGCGGGCCACCATCGGCCGGCCGTGACACCTCGAAAAACTCACGCTGGACTCTCGCTCACGATGCCGGCGGCAGCGGCTCGAACGGCACCTCATCCTTGGCGGCGATGCCGAGCCGGAACTCGAACTCGAGCTGCGAGATCATCGACGCCGTCGCCAGGGCGCTGCCCTTGCCGCGGCCAGCCCAGTTCGTCGCGAAACAGGAATCGTTGCTCTCGACAACGTAGGCAATGAAATGGATCTGCCCGCCTTTTGCCCGGGCCAGCAGCGCCTCGAGGCGCTCGACGACATCCTCGTCGATCACAGGCTTGATCGGGACGACGTTGAGCTTGCCGGCCATCAGACGACCGGCTTCCAGCCGGCGAGCGTCGCACCGATGGCGCGCCCCATGACCTCGCTCTTGCTCGCCGCCGGTGTTTCACGGGAAACAGCGGCGGCCTTGAGCGTGGCGATCTCGACTTCCGCCGCATGCAACGTCGCCCTCGTGTCCTGCAACGTCTTGGAATACCAGTTTGCCAAATTTAGCCATTCGTCCGCCGCGCACTTCAGCAGCGAGTTCTCGTCAGCAAGCTTGCGCTCCATCTCGGTGCCGGGCCGGCAACTTCCGTCGGGGTTGACCACCATCGCCGGCGCGGCGAGCAGATCGGCGGTGAGCCGCGCTTGCTCGGCCTGCCGAGATGCTGCCTCGGTCGCCGTCAACGCCGGGATGCCGCAGCCTTCGGCGCCGATCAGCGCCAGCATCTGGCGGTCGCGCGCGGCCTTTGGCGGGATCGGCCGGTCTTGCAGTTCATGCGACCAGATGCAATTCGACTTGTGGCCCCGCACGGTCCCGCAGTGCAGGCAGGTATGGTTCATGTCGCTGTCCAGGAAGTTGCGCTGCGCAAGCTTGACCGCGTCCATCATCCGATCCCGCGCGGTCTTCGCCGGCAGCGGCTTCCCGGCAACCAGCGCGGTGTCATGACGGAACTCGGCCGCCAATTCGGTGTCGGTCAGAAACGTCGAGGTGCCGTCCGCGTTGATGCGGATGCCGGCCATGCGGTCCGGGCCGCTTGCCAGGTCGATGGCAGCAAACGTGCCGCGCTCGGTTGGATCGTAGTGCGTCGGGATGTCCATCGCGACCATCGGGCCGGCCGAAAGGTCACCCGGCTTGTCCTCCATGTGGATGCGGCTCGGCAGATACCGGATCAAGTCATCTTGATAGATCTCCCGGAAATGCGCCTCGACCGCAGCGCGCTGCGGCTCCGGCGCCTGCGGGTCATCGACGATCAGCATATCGGCGCGCTTACCGGCAAGCGGCAACCGCTTGGCGCGTTCGGCCGGTGACTCCTGGTTCCTCGGTCCGGCCGCAATCTCTGGGCAATCGAGATTATGATAGGCACTCAGTCGGGTGCCGCACCCACTGCATTTCCACGCTGGCATCACAGCACCTCCGCGAGAAAAGTCCGGTACAGGTTGCCGATCACGTCGCGCTGCGGCGGCAGATTGGCGGCAACCAGACTGTCGTAATACGTTTTCGCCTCCTGCGCTAGAACAGGATCGGCGAGGAACGCGGCGGTGGCGGCGGTGCAGGCCGCTGACCACGAGCCGCGGCCGAGCGGGCGGGCGGCGTAGGCGGCGCCGAGCAGGGCGGAAAGCGCAGGGCTGTGAATGAGGGTCATGCGGTGGCTTCCTCTGGCTGTCGTTGCTTGGCGAGGTAGCGCCGCACCAGTGCCTGGAGCGGCGACGAATCGGAATGAACGGAGGTGACGCCGAGCGCCGGGTCGAGGATCTGCGCCGACTCGGAGGCCTTCAAGCCGAGCACCTCCATCATGGGCGGGTCAGAGCCGTCGTCGCTGACGAGGAAGATTGCCGTCACCGGATCAAGCTGGCCCTCGCGGTCGAGCCGGCCGATCAATTGGTGATGGACGCCAGGCGACCAGTCGAGCTCGCCGACGACGACGGTCGAACAGCGCCGTTGCAGCCCGTCGAGCCCGGCGCCGGAGCGCAGCGAGATGAACATCAGGTCCGTCTCGCCGTTAATGAACGCCGCCGCGCTCTCACCTTTGCGCCCTGGCGTCTCGGAGCCGGTGTACATCGCCGGCCGCAGATCGGCGAGGCGGTCCAGCCAGATGTCGTAAACGTCGCGGTGCCAGCCCGCGAGGAGTACCGGCTCGCCGGCCTCGACCAGTATGCGCACGAAATCCGCGACCTGCTTGGCCTTGGCGACGCCGGTCTGGTGGCGCATCAGCAGGTCGAGTTGCCGCGTCGCGTCGCCGCGCTCGTGAAAAGCACCCGTCGTCGCGCGCAGCGCCAGAGACCGCGCCAGCGTCTCGACCGAGCGGAGCGCCTCGGCGTCGTGCTCGACATACTCCACGATGCGGTTGACCGCCGGCATCTGCTGCCCGACATCGTGCTTGGTGCGGCGCAGGAAGGCGTATTGCTCGCGCAGGAACGAGCCCAGCGCCTTCGGATCCTTGATGCGGCCGCCGTGGTTCAGCGTCCATTCCCGCGCGAAATCGTCCCACGGCCCGAGGACGCCTGCCCGCAGGTACTCCATGATCGTCCAGATCTCGGTGCCGTAGTTGTAGATCGGCGTCGCGCTCAACCCGAGGCGATGCGTCGCGCTCGAGGCGAGGCGCGCGGCCGCCATGCCCTTGCCGGATTTGGTGCCGGTGCGAAGCTCTTGGATCTCATCGAAGACGACGAGGCGCGCGCCCAGGCTCTCGAGCATATCGGCCCAACCGAGCAACTGCGAATAGCGGAAGATCAGCACGTCCGCCGGCGGTAGCTTGTAGGGCTTCGCCTTCGTCACGATCCGGGCTTTCAGCGTCGTGAAGCCGTGGATGACGTTCTGCCATTGCTGTTGCAGATGCGGGTGGCAGACGACGATCGCAGGCAGCATCCCCGGTGCGAGGCATGCTGCGGCGCCGACGAACGACTTGCCGAGCCCGACCTCGTCGCCAAGCAACAGTCCGCCCGAGCGGACTAGCACGTCGACCGCCTGTCCCTGGTATGGCCGGATCACCTGCCCCGGCCGCAACCCACGCACCGCTGGCGGCACGTAGTCGTCGCGCAGGATGCGCTCCATCTCGGCCTGCATGTGCTCGAACAGCAGCCGCCCGGCGCGCAGCGCGGCGCGGTCCTCGGCGGTCATGCCGAGCGGATAGCGCGAGAGGAACCAATCAAGGTCGGCGCCGTGCGGATCGTCGGCCGGCAGCGCATAGGGCGGCGGCAGCGCCTTGTGGATGCGCGGGAAGAGTTGCTTCAGCCGCATACAGACGTGCGGCTCCAACTCGTCGAGCACCCATTTGTCGCCGGCGCGGCGCATCGTCCCGTAGGTGCGCGCTATAGCCATGCCGATCCCATCGACGCGACGAAAGCCGGCTTGCCGTTGATCTCGCGCGGCAGCGCCATGGACAGGTTCGTCACCAGCACGACGGCGACGACAGCGTCGTGCTTTGCGTAGCGCTCGAGCTGGCGGTAGATCTGCCGCCGCTGTGCGCCCTTGATCTTGACCTCGACGGCGATCGAGCCGTCGACCATGAAATCCGGGATGTCTCCCGGTGCGAGCCGCTTCTCGCGCTCGAACGGGATCTCCGCCTTGGTCAGAGCCTCATCGAGATCGGACTGGGTCAGCTTCTCCGTCGACAGCGACAGCCGCGTCCGCGCGACGAGGTAGAGCACGCGGCCGAGCATCACGTTATCGCCGTGCGACGGCTTCACCGGAAGACGCGCCCCGTCTCGATGCTGACGACGGGCTCGCGCGTTTTCTTCGGCGGCTGCCAGCACTTGCCCTTGTGCTCGGCGCAATAGACCGAGCCCTTCTCCCGTTCCTTGCCGCAGAACGGGTCTTCGCCGCGGCGGATGACGCCGGGATCGCCAGCGATGTAGGAGCAGCCCTGCGGTGCCGTCGGGTCGAAGGCGCGCGGTTTCTTCATCGGTTGCCGTCCTTCTTGAGCATGCGGTCCACCATGTCGATTCGCCGACCCAGCCATGAGACGACAGGAACCGCCATCGAGTTGCCGAGCGCCTGATAGCGCGGCCCATCCTTCGCCGGCTTGCCGCGGTACGGCACCAGCGTCCAGTCGTCCGGAAAGCCCTGCAGCCGCTCGCATTCGCGCGGCGTCAGGCGGCGCACCGCCATCGTCGGCGTCGCAACGCACGGCCGCATGTCGCTCGTCGCGCCAGCAGCGGCACCGTTGAGCGCCGGAACGATCTCTTCTTCCGCGCTGCCTCGGCCGTTGCGCGCGATTCTGGTCTGGAAGGCGACCGCAGGTGCCCGCTGGCCGAGCCGCTTCCCGGTCGCCTGGAGCGTCGGCGAGACGCCATCATCGAGATAGACCCGGCTCGACTGCGGCAGGAACTCCGTGACGCCGCCATCGACCACATAGGCCAGCGCAGGGGCATGACCCTGCGCTGCCAGCGGGTGGCACGGATCGCCCGGCTGCGGGTTGCTGCGGTTCTCGGGATGCGTGATCTGCGTCGTGTCGAACGCGATGGCGTGCGGCACGCTGTTGATCGACATGCCGCGATCCTCGCCAATGCCGCCAGCCTGTAGCGTCATCGCAACATCATCGACCGCACTGTTCCGCAGATCGACCGCGATCGCCTGCGCCTGCGGCGAGATCGTGTTGCCCGTGAGTAAGACGTGGTGGTTTGGATCGTTGGTGCAGGTCAACGCCTCGGTAGTGTCCGCGGTGCTGTAGATGCCCCTGTTGCCGGTCGAGCGAAAGCATTGAGCATCGGTCGCGCCCTTGTCGGGATCCTGGCGCGCGTTGAAGCCGATCGTCGAGGCGACGAAGGTGTCCACCGACACGTCATGCCGCCCGCTCGCCGTATGGCAGGCGTTCAGCGACCGCGCGAGCTCGCCGCCCGGGCCTAGCCCGAGTGGTTGTGGCCGCACCATTCGCACGTCGGCCACCACGTCTGATTGTTCGTCTCCCCGCAGCCCGCGCACTCGAATGTCACCAGCGGCGGCGTCCGCCGCGACGAGGTTGTCGTTTCCTCCTGCTGGTCGGCTACCGTTTCCAGCGCGCGTCGTAAGGCTTCCGGCAACTTCTTGCCGCGCGCCTCGGCGCGGCGGAGGATTCCACGACAAGCCGTGGCGCTCAAAAAGTACCGCTGCGGCAGGTCGCCAGTCTCCAAGATATCCGATAACGAACACACGCTCGCGGCGCTGTGCCAAGCCGGCGAACTGAGCGTCAAGAACTCGGTAGGCGAACCCATACCCGATGACCGCCAGCCCTCCGAGGAAGGCACCAAATGCTCGTCCTCCGTCATCTGACAGGAGACCGGGGACGTTCTCGAAAACGATCCAGGTGGGGCGAAGTCTTTGAGCAAGGCGTATAAATTCAAGTGTGAGGTTGCCTCTGTCGCCAGTAATGCCGGCTCTAAGTCCCGCGACGGAGAAGTCCTGGCAGGGGGTGCCTCCAATAAGAACGTCGATTGGCTCGTAGTCGCCTGCCTGGATCGTCGTGAAGTCGCCATGTAGACTTACCTTTGGGTAACGATGCTGCAGCACGGCGCGCGGAAAGGCGGCGATCTCACTGAGGAAAGAGGGTCGCCAGCCGAGCGGATCCCAGGCGACGCTGGCCGCTTCGATGCCCGAGCAGATGGAACCGAATCGCATCAATGCGACAGGTGGAAGGCGAGGAAGAGGATGCCGGCGCCGACCGCATAGCTGGCGACCACGACGCCGACGCCGATCGCCCAGGGTTTCCGCTCGACGAACCGCTCGATTTTTGACGCCATGCGCGACCTCCCGTTGATGAATACAACGGACGGTATAGCAACCCTGGCGCTATGGCAATATGCCTAGTCGCGTTCAGACATCGTATGGAAGCTGCGGCCGCCTCGAGCTGCGGTGCATCGCCTCCTCGATGTAGTTTTCCTCGGACTCGTTGGTGCGCAGCGCGAATCCGGTGTCGCGGAGATGCTTGATGGCGTGCAGGCCGGAGTCGACGATGTCGTCGTTGGCTCCGCGCGGGAAGATGGTGAACTGGTCGATCGCCGTCGCGCACCACGCCGGCTTGCCCCAGCCGCCATCCTGGAAGATCAACGGCGCATAGACGACCTGGTTCGACCAGAGATGCACCAAGGCGTTGGCGCGCTGCACCTTATCGCCGAGCGGCTCCATCATGACGACGCCGAAATCCTCGTTGCGGAACAGCCGGAAGATCTCGTTGCGGACGTCGTGACCCCTGGTCTTGTTCTCGATCAGCAGCGTCGAGACGCGGTAGCGGCGACAGAGGTAGACCGTCCACTCGACGAGGCCCCATTTCTTTTGCCGTGTCGCGATCGACTTCGGCGAGTTCCATTCCTGCGGCGTCATGCCGAGCGGCATGTCATCGGGCTCGCCGTGCAGCGGGAGACGGCGCTGCCAGGCGTACATCAGCATCAGCTTGGAATGCTCGCTGTCGATGATCCGCATGACGCCGTCGGCACCCTGGATCAGGTTCTTCCGCGGATCGACGACATCCGAGGTCGCCGCCCGGAAGACGCCCCAGATCGTGATGGCGTTGAAGTCGTTGGTCTCCTTCTCGCCCAGCGCCGTATCGAGCGAGGCGATGACGCGGTCGAGCTCGGGATAGCTCGGCGTGATGGTGCGGTTCTCGGCGCCGTCGGCATAATATTTGACCTCGAGGGCATCGCGCATCGCCGCCGTCGGCCATTCCTGCCACCAGTCCTCGACGAAGATGGCGCCACCGCGGACCGAGGGCTGCTGCTGCAGCTGGCCGGCAGTCGCATAGGGTCCGAGATCGGCCTTCAACTGGATGACCGACTTCGGCGAGAAGCGCTCCGGCCAGCAGAGTTCGCCGTCGCGCTCGGCGAGCTCGTCGCCATCAGGCAGCTTCTCGCCAGTATCATCGTCGCAGCCGCGCGGATCCTGCCAGCCGAGGACCGTTACGCAGTGCCGGCCGATATCGTATTCCATTGGGATGCAGTTGCCACTGACGGTCACTCGACCGTTGCGGCGCACCACCAGCGCGGTCGACGGCACCGAAACGCAATAGACCATTCCGTCATAGGCAACACGCTTCGTGTTGACGCGGCGTATCTTCGAATACCATTTACGCTCTTCGCCAGGAGCCTTGCTGGCGCGGATGTAAATCCGCCACATCGGCCCGACCGGCATGTCATAGCCGTTGAAGCGGCGCGCGGTCGTCTGGTGAGTATGAACCGTCGCCGACCACCCGGCTTTTACTGCGCATTCCTGTAGGTCGTCGATGAGGCGCTTGGACCGAGACGCTGCGAACAATTTCAGCGGGTTGTTCTTCGCAGCATGACCGTCACCCCGGACGAAAGCCTGGATCAGCCGCCGCAGATGCTCGGGTCGGAGATTCTTCGCCTCTTCTGGCATGAACTTCGTGAGCGATTTACCAAGCGGAGCGAGCGCCTGCGCCAACGGTTTGCTGCCGATGGACCAGACCGAGATGCCGTCGCGACCGTGGCGCCGCTTTGTAAAGCTGAATGGCGACCGTTCCAGCACGGCGGAGATTTCATCGCCAGTCGCTCCATCGTTCTGGACGATCCTCGTCGCGCATCCTTTGACGCTCGAGCAGCCTTCGGCGAGATACCAACCCATGAAATCAGCGAAGTTGCCGGGCTCCCACTCCGCGCCGCCGAAATTGACCGTTTCCCGCGCATCGCCCTTCCATTCGACAGCTTGCGGCACATAGAAGTCGCAAGGTAGATCGGTGGCTGCGCGGACGCGCCAGTTCGATCGACGATCGGTTTCCCAGTCGTTGATGTCCTTGTGAACCATCCTGTGATCTGGCGTCACCATCAGATCGCAGGTCAGGCTCTTGTAGTGGATCATCTCCCCGACGTGCTGGTCGCGCGTGTAGCGCGTCGGCATTTCCCATTTCGCGGCGAGCGTCTTTGGATCGACACCGAGGACTTCGACGCCTTCGCGAAGATCGGGAAATTTGACCCAGCCATCACGCGTCAAGATCTCGGTCTGGTCGTCGTAGCAGAGGTGCTCGTACCCCATGTTCTGCGCCAGGATCTCGCCGCTGACGTCGTTCTCATGCACCCGCTGCATGATGACGATGATGGCATCGCGCTCCATGTTGTTCATGCGCGTCGACAGAGATTCGCGAAACCACCGCACGGCGCCCCGGCGCTTCACCTCGGACTCGCCATCCTTGACGTTGTGCGGATCATCGAGGATCAGCCGATTGGCGCGGAAGCCGGTGGTCTTCGCCCCGACCGACGACGCCAGCCGCCAGCCCTTGTGATCGTTGTGATACTCCGGGATGGCCTCGTTGAGGATGCGGAAGCGATCGCCCCACAGCGCCTGATATTCCGGGCTCTGCATGAGCTGTTTGGCACGGTCATTGTCGCGCACCGTCAGGTCACCGGAATATGAGAACAGCATGTAGCGGGTCGACGGCAGGTTGCGCGGCCCCCATTCCCAGGACGGAAAAAACACAGAAGTCGTCATGGACTTTGTACAGCCCGGCGGCACGTTGATGAGTAGCCGCTTGATCTGGCCGCTGGTCACGGCCTCGAGGTGCTCGGCGATGGCCTCGGGAACCCAGCCCCCGACGAAGGGCTCCGCCGGCTCCAGCACCGGCCACATCGTCTCCATGAAGCCGTAGAGCGAGCGTTGCCCGATCAGCTTGTCGATGATCCGTTTTGTCGCGTCAGGGCGCTGGAAGAGCCTTTGCAATCGCTCGTCGGATGACGCGGAGCTCGTCATCGCTGACCTGCTCGAGCATCGCCAGCATGTCGGCGTCGGTCGGCCCCTCCGGTTCGACCGCGACATTGGGATCGCGCTCGCCGGTCATGCCGCCCTGCCAGGAGTAGCCGAGCCTCACCCTGGACAGGAAGACTTGCAGCGTCGTGTTCGGCGCCCGCTCGGCGCGGATCTGCCGGCCCTTGGAGTCGTATTCCGCCGGCGCACCGACGGCGCTGTGATAGACGGAGGTTGCGAGCTTGAGGTTGGCGACGCGGCGACCCTCGCGCAACTCGGCCCCGAAATGCGCCTCGAGCGCGCTGATCGAGATCGGTGCACGGGTCTCCGGGTTGATGACGTGCTCGCAGATCATGTGCCGCGGCAACCCGACCTCGGCCATGTCGCGCACCGCCTTGCGGTGCCGTTCCGAGAACACCAGAGGTTTCGGCCCATCCGGCATCTTCGGCCGCTTCCGCTTCGTGATCCCGGGTTCCAGCAGCGGCGTGAACGGCGCGATGCCGCCGAGGCCCTCCGGCGGCAGGATCTCCATCTTGGAATAGTCGACGGTGCCCGGCGGTTTGACCTTCGACGGCGCCGGCCGCTTCGCCTTGATGACGCCCTTCGGCAACGGCTTCGGCGCCGGCTTCTTCGGCCGGACCCCGGAGCCTTTCGGCCTTCCGCCGGTCCCTGGTTTTGGTCCGCGTTTGCCCATCAGCCAAGGTCTTTTCTGCCCAGGATACGCTTGGCTCGGTGCACCGCCAGGCAGCCGACGAGGTAGGCGATGAGGCCGTAGAAGATGGCGGCGACGAGCAGGGCTCCGATCATGATGCTACTCCCGGTTGGGTTGTGGTCTCCATGAACGGTACCGAAGCGCTCAGCGATCCATCGGCATTGCCTGCCGCATCACGCAGCCGGCGATAGTCGCGCCGGATCAACTCCTCGATTCCGACGCAGAGCGTCTGACCACGGACCAAGCAGGGATGTTCCGCCATGTAGGACTGCCAATCGGACGGAGAGCCGTTCAACCGAACCGCCTCGTCCAAGAGCGCAGAGCGTCGCTTTGCATCAAACGCATGGCCGAACGACAGAACATCGTCCGCCATCAGCCGCGCTCCGGCCGGTCGCGCCGCCCCTTGGTATAGCCGTCCTCGAACACCGCCGCCGGCGACCAAGAGATGTATTCGTCAGCGGCCCCGACGTTGTAGGCGACGAGGTAGTCGCCAACCGACGGCGCGCTCCGCTTCGTCACCTCGTAGGGCACGTCGAGCACGGCGACATCCTCTCCAGCAGCGATGCCGATTTGAACGGTGTTCTGCGGCCCGTCGGCTCGGCCGGCGAGGTCGACGCTGACGATCTTGGCCGCGCGGACAACCTTGTGGCAGGTCCACTCGGGAATCTGGCTGTAATCGGTCATGTCATAGTCTCCCGGCAAGGGTAGCAACCGCTCGGCGCGAGCGGCAGGCGTCGTCAGGTCGTGCTGGTGGCGATCCTGCTGCGCTCGCAGGAGGCGCGCAACCTTCTCAAGATCCAGCGGCTGTAGCCCATCAGGCG